TTGGCTTCCGAAGGCTCAGCAAGCCTTCGGAAACTTCGTCTGCGCGTGTCGAATGATGTCCGCGGTGCGGCCATAGCGGACAACTTCGGCGATGGACGTGGGGACCAGGTCGTCGGGCTTGTAGATATCATCGGCTTTAATCTCCCGTGACGCTCGCAGAGGGAAAATTGCCTGACGTCGAGCGGGCGCAGCCGTCAACACGCGCGCCAGAACGCCAGGCTCGATGTCATCGAGTTTCATGAAGGCGTAGGTACAAGGTTCCAATAGGTCGCCGTGACGCATTGATGCACCCCACGGAAAATGGCCTTGGCCCTTCGGGTTGGGCACAACGCGGGACGCCGGATGAACGCAAAGGTCGATGACGTGCGCGAGCGCGTCATCAAGCTGGAGGCCCGCGAGTACGAGCGCCAGATCGAGGCCCTGAACGACCGCCTGTCGGCCGCCTTCAAGCGCATCGACGATCTGGAGGGGACGCGAGATCAGCAGAAGGGCGCCAAGGCCCTTGTCGACTGCCTGCGTCAGACCGCGCCGCGCCTGCTGGCCGGCGTCGCCGCCTTCGTGGCGGGCATCGGCATCAAGAGCAGAGCCGAAGCATGAGCCGCAAGACGCCCCGCTAGTGGCTGCAGGTGATCAACCTGTCGCGCACCACGACCATTCTCGCCCTCGGCTTCCTCGGCGGAAACCTGCTCTTCCTGCCGATGATCGCCTGGCTAGGGGATATGGTGGGCGAGCGTTATGCCAACGCGGTCATGCTGGTGGCGTTCATGTTCAAGGACGGAATGCTGCTGATCCTAGGCTTCTACTTGGGGCGACACGAGAATGGGGACCAAGCCTGACTAGCCCACCGCGATCCAGAAGAGGACGCCGAAGATCGCCAAACACAGGGCGATCAGCGCTGATTCCATGGCCCAACCGACGCGCTTGCGACGCTTCCTCTGCATGTCCTGTCCTCCAGTAACGCCGGCACCATCTGCATAAATGACAGGGCTGTCCAGCGAGTGAGCATCGGTGAGGCCGCCCCATCGTACAGGGGCGGGCACCATTGAAGTTTCGGCCGTTGGCCGCGGGCGGACAGTGAGCGCGGCCGCATCAGCCAGCACCCAGCAGGGTCCATCGCCCACTCAGAAAGGTTAGGCACGCGCGGGAGTGGGAATAACGTAAGATGTCCCTTTACCCAAAGGGTCGACGTCGGCGTTGCTGAGCATGACATAGCAGTTAAACGTGACGCATCGAGTTCACGGAATACGCGACCCCTGGCACCCCAATGGAGCCGGACCCAAGCGTGCACCACTAAGATTTGTCGCTACCAGAGCCGCACGGATGCGCACAATAGCCCACCGTCGCTCCCGCCGTTCCCTAGAGCCGACGTTCTGAACGTCCGCAAAGAGTCATATTTGGACCTCGGCCCGACCTGTTGCCTGAAAGACGATATCGAGCCGCCGCCAAATCGAACCCGCACCGGGTGTCATTCCGGTCATTACGAAGATGGGCCGACAGGGCGCGTCCAGCCGTGGTGACGGGCTGAAGAGTCCATCTATCTCTGACGGAGTCCAGCTAGTTGAGACGTCCGACAATTATGAGATGAAGAATCCGTGGTGGTTGGAGGCGGCCACCAACGCACACCCACATTGGAACGGACCGTGAAACTGGCGGTCTGACCTAGAACAGGCTCGCCTGCGCCGCCGCCGGCGCCAGCTCGACGCCCTTTCCGATCAGCAGCTCGGCCGCCGTCGAGGCCTTGTCGCCGCCGGCGATGGAATAGGTCGTCTGCACGGCCTCCATATCCGCCCAGGCGAACAGCTCGCGGATCTCAGGCCTGTCATTGATCGACAGCAAGAACCGCCCCTCGATCGCGCGCAGCTTGTCCGCCATGCGTTGAAAGTCGCCACGGATGAAGACGCCGACGCCATAGTCGCTTTCCCCGCCGAGATAGGGCGGGTCGAGGTAGAACAAGGTGCCCGGCCGATCGTACCGGGCGATGACATCCATCCAGTCCAGGTTCTCGATCACCACCCCCGCCAGCCGGTCATGCAGGCGCCTTAGCCGAGGCTCCAGCCGCGTCAGGTCGAAGTTGTGCGCGCCCTTGGTGCTGACCCCAAACGACCGCCCCGACATCTTCCCCCCGAACGCCAGCGTCTGCAGATAGAGGAACCGCGCCGCCCTCTCGATGTCGAGCAGGTCGCAGTCCCGCGCCTCATTCAGCCGGGCGAACTCGCTTCGCATGGCCGGCCGCCAGCGCAGTTCGCGCAGCAAGGCCTCGGGAAACCGCTGCAGGACGCGGAAGAGGGTGACGATATCGCCTGATATGTCGTTGATGACCTCGACGTGAGGCCGCACCCTCCGGCGCAAGAAGACCCCGCCCATGCCGATGAACGGCTCGACGTAGGCGTCGTGCGGCGTGGAGGCCAGGACATGGCAGATGCGCTTGGCCAGATGGCGCTTGCCGCCCAGCCACGCGGCGGGCGGCTCGGCCGCGGCCACGGGGCGCTGGGCGACATAGAGAACATTACGGGAACAATTCATTTGCGGGCAGGTCCTTCGCACGGTTAGGAGAACCCCTCTCGCGAGAGCGGGGCGGCGACCGGCCGGGCGGCCGATCGGTCCAGTCGTGCGGGGTCCTGCCCGCAGGTCGACGCGTTGGCGCGCGTCGATCCCGCCCCGGACGTGAGGCGGAATGGATGTTGGCGCACGGCGTGCGCGGGAGCAGACGATGACGCCCGCTGAAAGGTATTTCCTGAGCGCGCCCGACACCGCGTTTCCGAACGTCCCGCGCACCTGGGAGGGGCCTTTGCTCATGCCGGTGCGCTTCGGCTGGATCGTCAGCGTTCACTGCTGGGGATGCCGGCGGACCATCGACTTCAACGGCCGAGATCTCTGCACTCGCTTCCCGGACTGGCTCAGGCGCCCGCGCACCGATTGGGCGCGCGCTCTTCGCTGCAGCGCGTGCGGCTCGAAGCGCCTGCAGATCCATGAACGGAACGACGAGGCCACCCAGGGTGAGTTCTTGGGCTTTGGCGCTCACCTGTCATCAGCCGTCTCGCTGTTACGGCTCCGCTCGCGATTGGCCGACGCGGGCCTTAGCCTTGTGGATTTCTGGTCCCAACTGGGAGACATTCCACCGGCAGATCACCTTCGGGCTGTAGGGCTGAGCGAGGTGGTTGGGGGGCTGGCGGCAACCGAATCAGGTCGGCGCGAAACGTGATGCGAGACTTCGTTGTCCCTTCATCCCCACCTTCATCCCCAAACTAATGCACTGAAAACACCATATCTAGCGGTCGGGCGAAAAGTGATCGCTAGATGTGCGCATCTTCCCTTGTTCCTTCAGAAAATACGCAGTTCAATGTTCCTCGTTAGCGGAACAAGGCTGACATGACCTTTGCAAACACGGGAGAGCGACGAAGCCATCGAGCGTCCGCTCCTGCGAAAATGGGGTCTGGGTGCAACCAGACCCCAAGATCGCGGATCGGATTCACGGCCGAAAAAGACCTAGGTCTGATTGTCTCGGCTGCATGCGTGATCCACGGCTCAAGAGCGCCGTAAGGACAGCACGTAATGCATCCTTGGACAAGCTCAACGGTCTCCAACAATGGAGATTTGATAATGTCCGAAACGCCGAAACAGGCGCGTGAGCGCTGGGTTTACACCCGCTTCATCACGCGCAACGGCAAGCGCATCTATCACCCCACAGGCGGCCTGTACCGCTTCAAGGTGAAAGACCGCTGACCGAAGAAACCCCCGCCAGCGCGATGCTGGCGGGGGTTATCTTTTAGCCAGGCCGGGGCGGCAACTCAGGCGGCGGCTGGCAACTCAGCCCCTTCATCCCGTTATCAGCCGCCCATCGGCACAACCGGCCGACCGTCGCCCAACCCCGCTCGCCCCATCCCTCGATGGCGATGTCATGGGCGATGCTGGCAGCGTCGCTGCGCACCGCTTCCGGCGGCATGACCGGCTTGGCCTCAACGGCCAGGTCGGCACTCGGCGGGTAGATCAACGTCACGCGTTCCCTGCTCGCGCAGGCGGTGACAGGCAAGAGCGACGCGGCCAGCAGTGGGGCGAGCGTCAGGGATCGCAGAGACAGCATCGGTCCGTTCCTTTTCCAGTCGGGTATTGATCTTCAGATCGGTGAGCCGTTGGTCGGCCGCCCGATCGCGGGCCGCCGCGTCCGTGGCGCGGGCTTGGGAGTTTGCGGCCTGGACGGCGCGCTCTTGCCTGGCGCGCTCGCGGCCGCCCGCCGTGGCGGACCACCAGATCAGGACGATCATCAGCAGCAGACAGATCGCCGCCAACGCCCAGCCAGCGGCGGTCAGGGTGCGGAACGCTTCCTTCATCGCGCCAGCTCCCAATGAGGGCTGTCCGTCTCTCCCCGCTCGCGCGGCTTGCCGTTGCGGTTCCAGTCGGCACCCCAGCGGATCGGAACGCCCAGCTCGGCCGACGCCGCGAACATGGCCTTGGCGATGGCGTCGAACTTCGGGAACCGCACCGGCCCCTCCCAGTCTACCGGGAACGGGATCAGATCGACAGCGTGGCCATAGCCCGTCTGGGCGTTGACGAAGTGGTTGCTGGTCAGCGTCCAGGTGACCTTGGGGCTCGGCTTGGTGCGGCCCTGTGCGTAAAGCTCCCGCTGGCGCTGCGGCGTGCGAACGCCTTCCAGCACAGAGAAGTCGACGGTGGATAGTTGAATGGCGCGCTCGACCACTCGGACGAGATCGGGGTGAACGCCAGCGAGCCGGGCGCGCGACTGCGCACCAAGGCGAAAGGCCATGATGGTCTCCAGTTCAGATTGTGAGGAACAGAAAGCGCCGTTTCAGCGCTGCTTATGGGCTGGGCGGCAGCGCGTAGGAGTAGGTATGCTATCGGTGAAAGAGCAGATCATTGCTGACGCTTGGATGCAGCACTTTGGAGAGACTTTGCCTGTGCTCGGCTGTACCGAACTCGCGGCCCAGATCCTCCGCGATTACGGAGTTGACATCGATCTGACGGCTGTTCGTGCCAATCCCAGTTGGAAAAGAGCGGCATGAGCATTCGGCGAAGCTAACCGGCCGCTCTAGCGACCGGGACCGTCACGCCGCGGTAAGCAGCACCGCCACGATGATCAGGATGACGAGACCGGCCCCGGCCATCATGCACAGGCGCACGCAGCGGCATGGCTCGCGCTCGCTGGCGGATCGTCCGTGCGGCTCGGGCGGCAGGGCGAAGGCCATCTCGGCCACCACCTGATCAGAGACGCCCCGGCGCACGGCAAAGCCCAGCAGGCGTTCCGTCCACGGCGGCGGCGCCCGGTCGCGCATCACCCATTCCAGCAGGACGAGCGAGAGGCCAAGAACGACCAAGGCCGATGCCGGGACAAGGGCGCTCATGTGCTGGACCGCAAAGGCCCGGCCGGGGAAGACGAACGACAGGCCGCGCGCCACCAGAATGAGCGTCGAGGCGAAGAAGAAGCCCCGCACCGCCCAATGGGCCGTGATCTTGGTGTGATAGGTGGGCCCGAGCAGGCGGAACACCTGGCTCAGCACCGCCCCGGCCGACAGGAAGACAAGCCCCGTCGCCAGAACCATCCAGTCGTGAGCGGTCATCGCTGTGTCTCCTTCAGAACCGCGTGAAGCGCCGCATAGACCAGGCGCTTGGTGAAGCCGAAGAAGCCGCGAGGGTCGTTCGCCGCGATCCAGCCCAAGGTCATCGCCACCCCGCGCATATCGAGCGCGGGAACGACGGCGATCAGGCTGGGCGTGAACGCTTCGGCCAGAATGGGACCGGCCACGACGCCGAGCCCCAGATGCAGCCACGCCTTGCGCTGGGCCAGCGGGTTGCCGGCCTTGGCGGAATAGGCGGTGACCAGACCGACGGCGCCGAAAAGCACGCCGCCGCACAGGCCCCAGAACGCGGGGAAATCCCTCGGGTCGAGCATCCGCCCCTCCAAGAATGTCGGCCATAGGTGAGAGGCAGCCGACGCGCTGGCGTGGGCTTTCGGTTGCGTCCCTGCGGGTGGCGAACCGGGTTCGGCACCGGCGTTCGAATTCTGTTCTAGGTGACGAGTGTACGTGAAAGAGGCAGGCTCACTGCCTAAACTGGGGAGGAACCATGCCTATGTTCACGCTACAGGATTTGCAGATCAGCCTTCAGAACGACAAGGCTTCGATCATGCTCAAGGACGAGCAAGATTGCTTCATTCACATCAATGGATTCTCCTTCAATCCAGAAGGAGATCAGACTGAAAGCGAGTTGAGGAAACTCGCTCTCGAACAAGCCAAGAAGACGCTTATCGCCGCTGCTGAAGACCTGTGAGCGAGGCAACTCTCGCCTCTAATGTTCCGATGCGCGTGAGAGCCGCTCCTAGGCTAGCGCGCAAGGACGCAACCTCTAAGTCTAGATCATTAACGTTCTGGGCGGTCGCTGCTGAAGCGGATGCTGCGGCAGCCTGCGCACTGGCGATTGCGGCGGCAGAACGTGCGTCGCCAGCACCCGTGCGGGCCTTGGGACGGAGGCGGCGCCAGAGGCCGGGATGGGCGCTCGTCGTCATCAGAACAAGGCCGCAGACGAGCAACGCGATTGACACCATATCCATGTCGGTTCTCCTGTGTGTAAGGGGTTCGTCAGGCTTCCGGCTCGGCCGGAACCTCGGGCTCTTCTTCCGGCTCAGCCTCGGGCGCGCACAGTACCTTGGCGTTGACCTCGGCGATCAGCCGGACCTGGGCCAGTTCAGCGGTCAGCCCATCGGGATACAGGCCGTCCGCCTGGGCCTGCTCGATGATGTCGAGGATTTCACAGAGCTTCTGCCCCACGGCGTCCTGATGGGCGCGGCGCGCGGCGAGGTGCTTTTCGAGCGTGGTGGTCATGGCTCGCCTCCTAGTGCTTGTCAGCGCCGGGACGGCCGCGCGATCCGCCGTTGCCGCCAGACCCGCCAGTCGACAGGCGCTTGCGCAGCACGACCACGCCGATGACGACGATAGCGGCCAGAATGGCCAGGGGGATGAGGGTGGACATGGTCGTCTCCTTTGTTGAAATCAGACGTTGAAGATCGCGGCCGCCCCGACCGGGATCGTGAAGGCCCGCCCCGATCCGGCATCCCTGACGAGGCAGGCGAACTGAGCGCGCTTGATCTCGCCCGGCGACGAGACGTTGACGCGGAAGGCGGTCTCAGGACCGGACGGCGCGGTGATGGTCCAGGTCTCTTCGCCGCCGATCTGCGACCAGTCGTAGCTCACAGAGCCGGTGGCGCCGGTCGTCGTTATGGTGACGGTGGCGGTCGTAACCGACCCTGCCGTGGTGCGGGTTCCGATGCGGCTGGCGGCACTGGCTTGGGCGTGGAAGCCGCCCCCGCCGCTCAACTCGGCGCTGCCGTAATAGACCTTCCCGTCCGTCCCCAGCGCGAAGTAGCCGTTGGTTCGGCTCATGGCCGACAGGGCGATGGTGTTAGGCCCGAACCACAGAACCAGACCGCTCGACACGCCGAAGCCGGGACCGATGGTCAGGCGACGACCCGATATGTCCACGCTGACCGGCGCGCCGAAATAGGCTTCGCCGTTGATCAACTTCAGGGCTGTGACGATCTGGTCGCCGACCACGTTGCGCAGCAGAAGCTCAGTCGCAGCGAGGGCTATCTCGCTTCCACCCGCCCCGGCCAGAGCCTTGATGTAGGCGGGGCTGCCACCAGCGGCGAGGATCAACTCAAAGGCAGATTGGCCTAGCCGCGTCACTGCATCGACGGAAGTCGATAGCGCCAGGGATGCGCGAGCATCGACGGCGATCAGCTGGGAATCGTCCCGCCACGCCGTCATGCTGTCGCCGACTTCCAGCTTGATCTGACGGACGCCCGCTCCGTTTGTCTGGATGCCGGTCAGGTTTTCTCCAAAGACGCGGACCCGCACGCGCGTTGTCCCGGCCGGGAACGACGTGATCTTGACGAAACGCCGCGCGCCCTCGCCGAAGTTGGTGTTCGTATTCACGAACGCTCGGGAGGAGTAGCCCAGAACCCCGCCAGTGTTGCCGTAGCAGGCCAGATCCACCACAACGTTGCCGCTGGTCGCCAAGCGTCGGAAGTCGGCCGACAACACATAGGTGAGGCTGGCATTGATGCTGATATAGTCGCTGTCGAGGCCGTTGGTGCCGTTCAGGTTCACGTACGCATGAGGCCCAACCGGCGCCGTGGTCGTGTAAAGCCAGGATGAGGAGGACCACCCGGCGAACCCCTCAGCAAATGTCGAGTTCGGCAGGATGTTGAAGCCGGACTGGTTATTGACGCTGGCCACCAGATCGGCGCTGATCTGGGCGCTGGCCGCGCTGGCGCTAGCGCTGGACGCTTGGGCGATAGCTGTGGCCGCAGCGCCTTGGGCGGCGTCTTTGGCCGAAACGGCGTCGTTCTTCGCCGTCACGGCGGTGCCGGACGCCTGAGAGGCCGTGTTGGCGGAACCCGCCGCCGCCGAAGCGGAGGAGGACGCTTGGTTGCTGTAGGTCGAGGCCTCCCCGGCTTTCGTCGCCGCCGTTGTGGCCGATCCACTGGCGGCGGTTGCAGACTGCCCTGCCGCCGTCTCGCTGGCCGCTGCGCTGGAGGCGGAGGTCGCCGCCGCCGAAGCGCTATCAGCCGCATCGAAAGGAGAGGGGGTCCAGACGGTCGCGGTCGCGCCTTCCTCGATCTTGACGGCGGCGATCTCGACGTTGACGTTCGCCTCCATGTTCGGGCGGAAGAAGCGCGCCCGAACCGACGACAGGGTCATGTCGGCGTGAGCCGAAGAGAAGTTCTCCCACGTGTAGCGGGTCCAGACGTTGGACTGGATATCGAAGGCCCGTTCCGGCAGCGTGTCCGGGAACAGGTCGAAGGTGATGGGCTTCGACCCCGAGCCAGCCAGGCGACGCGCCATGAAGCTGAGGCTGTAGGGCGTATTCTGCTTCAGCGGGCCGACAGCGATGGATCGCTCCTGCGAGCCCGATCCGGTCCCCACCATGGAGAAGCCCCAGCCGGACAGCCCCTCGCTCGTGGTCACAACCTGACCCGCCGTCGCGCGTGTGCGGCGCACGAGGTTGGTCCGCCCTTGTTGCAGCAGGGCAAGCATGGCCTCGTCGCGAGCGGTAGAGGCAGACACTTGGGAGGACAAAGCGGAAGCTGCGCTTATACCCGCCTCGTTCGCCTTGGTTGAGGCCGTCGAGGCCGACCCCGCCGCCGCGCTGGCCGAGCCTGCCGCCGCATCACGGCTGTTTGCTGCTTGGGTGGCGCTGCTGCTGGCGCTGGCTGCCGAGCCTGCCGCGTCGTCACGGCTGTTGGAGGCCTGCGTGGCTGCTGTCTGGGCCTGACCTCGCGCAGTTTCGGCTTGGGTCTTGGCCGCGCTGGCCGCGCTGGCCGACTGGCCCGCCGCCGTATTGCTGGCGGCGGCTGAACTGGCCGAAGCGGCCGAGGCCGAAGCCTCCAGTTTGGCCGCAACCTCAGATGTCACATCCTCATAGACCAGAGACGCAATCTCGACCGTGCCGCCCGATGCGCCGATGCCGCCTGTCTCAGAGCCCAGATACGAGCCCGGCCGGAAATGGGTGGCGGTCGGCTGGCCGGATCGGATCGAGGCCGACGTGCCTTCCCAGACAACTGTCTGCCACCCGGCCGCGACGGACATCGTCACAGTGGTATACTGGCCGCCGTTGTTATCACCCGTCGCGTTCGACCGCCGAATGCCGATCTGCACCTTCGTCGGCAGCGCCCCTGCCGCGACCAGACGCACCCGCGCCGTCACGCGATGCGTCCTACCCTCGCCGATGGCGACCCAGCCCCTGGTGTTGACGTGTCGCGCCACGCCGGTCGTGCGCAGGACATCGCCCTCGTCAGCGTTCGTCTCGATGCTGACGCCAGGGCTGGTGACTGGCCCCGTGTTCTCCGGGCGGCCGACCAAAGTGCTGGTGAAGAACCCAACCTGCGCTGGACGGCTCGGCAGCGTGGCGACGGCTGCTGATTGAGCCCCATCCTTCGCCGCCGTAGCCGTGACTGACGACGCCTGCGACGCCGCCGCGCTAACTCCAGCCGCATCTGCGAACGACGAGGCTTGGTTACGGGCGGTGACGGCGGCGTTGGACGCGGCCTGCGCGTCGCTCTTTGCCGTGGTGGCAATCCCCGCCTGCGTCGTCGCCGTCGATGCAGCCCCGGTCGCCGTTGTGGCGCTGTCCGCCGCCTCGTTACGGAAGGTCTGGGCCTGAGCGCGGGCGGTTTCCGCGTCGGTCTTGGCGGTCTGTGCCGCGCTGGCCGACTGACCGGCTTGGTTTGAAGACGTGGCCGCAGAGGACGCAGACGAAGCTGCTGCCGTCGCCTTCTGGTCCGCCGTGTCGCGGGCGCTTTCCGCCGCGACCTTGGCCGCATTGGCCGCCGTAGCGCTGTTTCCGGCCTCATTGGCCTTGGTTGCAGCCGTAGAGGCCGACCCGCTGGCCGCCGTCGCCGAACCGCCAGCCGCCGTGGCGCTGCCCGCCGCAAGCCCGGCCTGTTGCGTAGCCGTCGCCGCAGACCCGGCCGCGTCCGTGGCCTTCTGGGTCGCCGTGGTTGCGCTGGCCGCAGCATCGTTCTTGCTGGTCAGGGCCGCCGCCGCAGACCCCGCCGCTTCGGTGGCCTTGGTCGCAGCCGTATCACGCGCCGTCTGCGCCTCGCCCTTGGCGATGAGCGCATCCGCCTTTGCCTGGACAGCCGCAGCCTCAGAAGCCGCCGCAGCGGCCGCCGAGGTCGCCGCGCTGGCCGTGTCGCCATAGACCTCTTCCAGCGCCTCGACCGCCTGACGGTTCTGATCCGCCAGCGTCTTCGTGTCCGTCAGCCTGTCAAGCACGTCCTGAACCGGCTCGCCGTTCAGGTGGGTGGCGCCGCCCGAAATCAACTGCCCCGGCACGCGCGGCCCGATTACCAGAAACTGGCTCGGCACGCCCTGCGCCGACAGGTGCGTGATGGCCACGAAATGCTCGACGCCCGGCGTCAGGTTGCCGATCTCCAGCGCCTTCGTCAGCGGCGCGCCTTCATAGACCTCAGTCCACGGACCATCGACGGTCAGCCCCCAGGCGATCCGCACGGCCGCCACATTGGGATCGGTGATCTCGCCGCGCACGATCAGGATCGGCTGCGACAAGCCGTTCGCGTCCGCCCCCTTGGCGTCCACGCTCCAGACAGAGGCGAGAGGCGCGCCGGGAACCGGCTTGACCACCGTCACCTGCAGCGGGCGGGACACACGACCGTCCACGGTCGTCGCCGTGATCTCGAACTCGACCCGCGTCGCCTCGACGCCCTCGATCGGAGCCTCGCGCAGCGGCGGAGCGATCAGTTCGCGCGCAGCCCCATCCAGCGCCGGCAGAGGCGCCCAGCTCGCGGTCTCGCCGGCGATTGAGACGCCACGCCACCTCACGGTGAAGGCGCTGATGGGCGCCCCGCGCCAGGTCGGAATGGCGAAGCTCACGCGCACGCCGTGCGCATCCTCTTGAACGCCCAGAAGCGTCGGGCGCGGCGGGTTGGCGTTACGGTCGCCCGACAGGCGCGAGGGCAATGACGGGATGGGCCCGGTCTCGCCCGCCATCAACTGGGGCGCGACATAGCGCACCCCTGTGATCACCGCCGTCAGGTTCTCGCCCGGCTCGATACCGACGATCTCAACATCTTCGCTGACCCGCTCCGACACGCCGAAGGCGATCAGGTCGTCGGCCTGTGGGCACAGCGCAGGGTTGCGCGCATCGGTGAAACGGATTTCACGCGTCTCGCCTGCGAAGGTTTCGACGGGGACAGAGACGTGCAGCCCGTTCTTGGTCCGCAGGTCAGCCGCGTACTCCTGCCCGGCCTCCATCCTCACCGGCTGCGTCAGCCGCAACCCGATCACGGCGCTGCCATCGGCGCTCCAGCGGCGGCAGCGCACCCGCGCCTCGGCGCCGTTCAGAGGCCGTCGCCACGCCAGCCGCACGCGATCGCCGTACTGCGACACCAGATGCTCGATATCAGCCGTCCAGGTATCGACCCGGCGTTGCAGTTTCAGCGATCCCAGAGCCCAGCGCCCGTCACGAAAGGCGCGGTTCGGCGTCGCCTGACCGTCCAGACGCAAGGCCTCGACCAGCGTGGCCGCCGTGATCCCCTTCGCCGGATCCGCAACCTCTCCATAACCATCGGCATAGACGAACAGCTCGTCGGCCTCGCCGCCCTTCTCCAGGTTCAGGAACTCGACGCGAAGGGCGTGAACCGGGTCCGGATAGACGATCTCCCAGCGGTGATCGCGCAGATTCGCTCCGGTAAACAACTGGCGCGGCGCCGGCTTCTCGACCCAGGGCGAGGCCGCGACCTGAACGCCATCCCAGAACAGCCAGGCGCGCCCGGCGCGCTCCAGGATCTGCAGAACCTCCGCCTGCGTCTTCGTTTCCGTCAGGTAGACATGACACTTCCAGTCGTACTGTTCGCACAGGCCCGACCATGCCCGCAGGCGCAGATCCGCCTGGGCGGGCAGCAGGGGTTTGGCGGGAGCCGGTCCGGTCAGCAGCCAGCGCGCCAGGGCGGCCGGGTTCGACGTCGCGACCGCCGGTCCCCAGCTACTGCCCGTCCAGGTCGGACATTTCGGCTTGATGCGGCAGGTGATCGGCGCCAGCCCGCCCTGATTGATGGCCGAGGCGCGCACCGCAAACTCGATCAGGGACAGCGTCTCGTCCGTCACCGGCTTGCGGAAGGCGACCGCCTTGATGGCGCTGAGCAGAATCCGGTCCTGGCGCTTGGCGTTGTCGTCATCCGGGCGGCTGCGCGTCAGTTCGAACTCGTAACGATCGTGCGGCAGGCTCACCCAGTGGGTGATGCGCATCGGATCCTTCGAGCGCGCGCGCCGCGACATCGTCGGCCCGTTCTGCCACGGTCCGGTGGCGGCCCCCGTCATGTCGATCGGGCGATAGCGCACCGCGACCGAAACAGTCGCGTCGATCAGCCGGCCGTCATCCTTCTGAAAATGCAGGCCCGCCGGCAGGAAGAAATCGAAGCCGAAGCGGCTCCCGTCCGAGGACGCCGCTCGCACCAGCGGCGTCGCGCTGCCCGGCGTCGCCTGCAACTCCTCCTGGAGATCCAACTGGTCGACATCGTTGGGATAGAGCTGGAAGGCGCGCGGGCCCGGCTCCAGATGCTGGACCATCCGAAAATCGCCCGGCCCCATGGTGCTGACCAGGGTGTCGCCGATCTTGACCTCGGAAACTTCGCACGGGCCGTAGTGGACGCCCAGGATGCCGTACAGCCAGACGTCGTCGCCTTCGCTCTGGGTAAAGGTCTTCACCGCCAGATCCGGCGCCGCCACCACCTCGCCCAGCGCCAGAGGCATGGTGCCCCACTGCCGGTACTGGTTCGACGCGCTCTGCAGGGCGTACCGATCATTGGCCCGGGCTGGCGTATCACGCTGCCCCATGGAGGAGACCAGCGCCGCCCCGCCGACCAGCACCCCGACCTGGAGCGCCGTGCGCGCGATCAGCTTGGCGACCAGCATGGCCTGGTTGGAGGCGAACAGGGCCATGCCGCCGATCCAGGACGACACCGCCAGCACGGCCAGGGAGACGAGGATCTGCCCGATATCCTTCCCGCCGCCGCCACCGCCGCCCAGCGGCTCAACGACAAAGTGGACCAGCTCGCCGGCCTTCAGGACCCGATCGAGCGCGACCTCGCGAGGCAGGCGCGCCCCATCGATGTAGATCTCCGTGCGGTCCAGCAGGTTGACGGGAAGCCCCGCCTTGACCGCCTCGACCAGCGCGCCGCGCACCGTCAGGCCTTCGATCACGGCCAGATCGAAACTGCCGCGCCCGAAGGCTTCAGGCGTCACGACGATGGGCAACGAGCCGTCAGCCACGGACGCCTCCTCCTCTTGGTTGTCGATGGGATGCGCACGGCGTGCGCTGCCTGCGTCGGGTCGAAAAGGCGAACCCTTTTGAGCGCAGGCGGCTCAGAAACTCCGGCGCGGCTAGAGCGCCGTGACGATGTCCGTGACGAAGGCGGGAACGAAGGCCGCCTTCAGGCCGTACCGGCTTCGCGGCGCATCCAGATCCAACAGGGTCGTCCCCATCGGGCTGTCGGCGTGCAGCACCAGGCGCGGCGTCAGCATGTAGCCGACGTGGCCGGCTTTCCCCATCCAGGTCAGCCAGGCGACCACGCCAGCCTGGGGCTCAACCATCCGCCACGACGCCAGGCCCTGCGCCAGAAGCCGGGCCCGCGCTTGACCCCCGGCCGAGCTGACGATCGCCGCGTCATACAGTTCCAGATAGTCGGGAACCTCGATCCCGCTGAAGGTGCGCAGGCACCAGCGGGTCAGGCCACGGCAATCCCACCCCTCGGGCGTATCGCCCTTGGCCTGAAACGGCGCGCCGATCAGCACCGACGCCCGCGCGATCAGATTGCCCGGTACCAGCATAAGCGTCATCAGAACTGGCCTGGCGCGGTCGCTGGCGTATAGCTGACGGCGCAGGCGGGTTCTTCGTTGAAGCTCCTCGGCTGGATCACCGCCGTGGCCTTCGTCTCGTCGCCTTCGGTCGAAGAGACGCGCGCGTCCATTAGTGCGCGCTCCAGGACATCAGGATCCGCGACGCGAACTACGGCCAGGTCGATCCTCGGCGGATCCTGCGCGGCGTCGCAGGCCTCCTCGATCCGCTGATCGACATTCGCGATCGTCAGCCGCCCTTGTCCGAACGGGTTGTCCTGGCTCGCCCCCGCCCATTTCAGCTGAAACGGGTAATGGACGTGATCGACGCCGTTGGAGCGCAAGCCGCCGGGCCAATCCGTTACCGCGATAGGCTCGTCCAAGGCGTCGCTGTAGATCGTCACCAGCTGCGCCGCCGCATCAGGCTCGCCCCGGAATGCGGCCTCGACCAGGGCCTCGGTCACCTCCGTCATCAGGCGGTCTCCAGCCACAGCGTGAAATCCATCAGGTGCAGCGCGCCGCGCGTTTCGGACAGGCGCGGGGCGCCGTCTGCGGCCCAGCTGGCCACGCACAGTCGTTCGCTGCCCGGCTCGACCATCCAGAACCCGTTGGCTCCAGCAGCGAAAGCCTCCAGCGCGGCGCGCTGCACCACGTCGCCGCGAATGCGCCCCGCCAGCTTCCGCGCAGGATCAGAGGCGATCGGGCGGCTCATCGGCCGTCCCGGCCCGGCGTCGAACTCGATGCGGCCGGCCTTGGGCTCAAAGGTGGCGCCGACCTCGATCTCGCGCAGCCAACCGGGCCAGGCCGCGCGCTGCAGGTCCGGCGCGCTGTGCAGCCCCGGCGACCAGAGAAGGGGATGCGACAAGCCTGCAGGCGGCACCGCCACCATCGGCTTCAACAGCACGGCCTCGACGTGCTGCCCCGCGGCCTGCGCCACGGCGCCCGCCTCCAGGATGGCTGCGACCGCCAGGGCGGGCCGCGGCAGACGGGCCCAGGCGGTGAAATAGGTGTCGCGCAGGCCTTCTCTGGCCACGCCCCACCGCTCCAGCACCGGCCGGCGGACCTGCAGGTCATAGGACATGACGGTGTCGCCCGCCTTATCCACAAAGCGGACCCGCACGAAGGGCGCGACGGCCGCGCCGTTGATGAAAGCGGCCGCGGCGGCCGACACCTCGACCACGGCCGCATCACGGATGTCCGCCGCCGCATTCGCCGCCGTGGCCACGCCGAAGGCCTGCCCGGGTGCCGCCGACGCCCCGTCGGCCTTCAGCACGATGCGGCCGGGCGCGCCCCGGTCGGCCTCGTCGACTCGGAGGTTGAGCCCGGCCGGAAACCGCGTCCAGCCGCTCGCCCCATCCAGCGCTCCCGCATTCGTCAGCCGGTTCATGATGCTCCTATCGACGGCGCGGCCGCGGCGAGGCGTTCAGGGACCGCGCCAGGGAGCCGTCCCGCCCCGCCTTGGCCAGCTCGTTCTTGAACAGAGGCTCAAGCTCCAGCTCCATGCCGCCCCCGGGCGCCTTCGACAGGCGGCCGGTCATCGGCTCGGATCCGTAGTTCTTGATCGTCAATCCGCCCAGGCTCACGTTCATGGCGCCGCCGGCGGCGGCGGCCTGCAGGGCCCGGTTATGCTCCAGCACCCGCGAGCCGCGCGGCAGGTTCAGCAGCTCGGGCCCGCGCTCCCCCACCCACTTCCAGCCGCCGTCCGAGAAGTCCGTGCCGGCTGAGTGCCCGCCGGGAGAGAACAGCGCGCCCAAGGCGCCGGACATCCCGCCGCCGCCCCCGAACATCGCTTTCAGCGCCCCGCCCCAGTCCAGGCCGGCGAGCATGTCCGCCAGCTTGTCGGCCCACTTGTCCGTGGCGCGCTCAAGCTGCCCGGCCAGGGCGTCGCCGATGCCGCCGCTACGGATGTCCGACAGCATGTCGCGCATCCACGCCCGGCGCGCGCCTAGGGCGGTCGCGTCCAGCTCTTCCTTGATCTCCTGCTCGGCCTGTTTTTGGCCCTCGCCGTAGTTGAGCTTGTTGCGCCCCTCGATCTCCCGGGCCCGGCGCTGCACGCGATCATCGACGCTCAACCGCCGATACGCTTCTTCGTCCCCCGACAATCGCGCCAGGTTCAGCCGATGCTCCGTCTTCGCGTCAGCGATCGCCCGCTTCAGCGCGACAGAGCGAGCCTCGACCAGCCGGTTTCGCTCAGCTTCAGCCAGATTAGTGGCGGTGGCCAGATCGTACCCGGCTTGGCCGTACTTCAGGATGCGCTCTTCATGATCGATGCGCTTGCGCTGGTTCTCCAGCGACCGCTCTTCGCCCAGCAGCCGCATGACCTGCGCCTCGGCCTCCCGCTGCAGCTTCAGCCCCTCTTCGTCCCGCAGCACCGCCATGGCGTCCTGCAGGCGCTTTTCCTCCTGCGTGGCGCGGTTCTTGGCCTCGGCCGCCCCGACGCTGTCGTCCTCCAGCTGCCGGATGCGCGCCCGCACCCGCGCCTCGGATTCCAGCGCTCGCACACGATCCAGATCATTGGTCGCCTTCGCTTCCTGCAGCGACAGATTGGCGTCGACATCCTCCTCGCGCCGCGCCCGTTGCAGCAGCTCGCGCGCCTGACGCTCGGCCTCGCGCCGCGCCCGCTCGGCATCGCGCGCGGCCTTGTCGCGATCCTTCTTGCCGGCGTCGGCGCGGTCCTTGGCCTCCTGCGCCGTCTGGTTGGCGGCGGCCGAGTTTGCAGCGGTCTCGCGCTCGCGGTTCTCCCAGTCGCGAAGGAAGGTCTCCGTAAAAAGCTTCGTCTCCGCCTGCCGGCGCGCGAACGGGGTCGCCGCCAGATCCCGACGCAGCTCCAGATTCTCAATCCGCTCGTCGCGCGTCGTCTGCAACCACTCGCCCAGCTTGGTCCAGTAGTTGGACATGCTGCGGGTCGCGACATCCCAGAAGCTGCTCAGGTCGTCGACCTTGTCGGCGTGGCCGCTCATCGCGCCGGTCAGCGCTTCCATCAAAACCTTCTGCGCCGCCGTGCGGTCGCCCAGTTTGATCAGGCTGTCGATGTGATCCAGCGTCTTCTGGTCCAGCAGGCCGAACTGACGCGTAAAATCGCGTGCAGCCTTGTCCGGCTCCGACATCGCCTTGGCCAGCATCTCGGTCGCAGATTTCGCGTCGACCCCCATGAAGGCGGCGAAATCCTTGGTGATCGCGACCAAGCCGCTCATTACCTCCCCGCCGATCTTACCCGTCGAGACATAGGCCGAGGCCATGTCGCGGGCGGACTTCAATGAGATGTTGCCAGCTTCAGCCCCCGCGTCAGCGGCGGCCTTCAGCTCGGCGCCGGACATCTTGGCCGTCCGCCCGAGACCTGTCGCGGCCCTGTCCAGCGCCGCCGTCGACTTCTCCGCCTGGGCCCAGGCCACAGCCATGGCGCCGGTCGCCCCGGCCAGCAGCCCGACGCTGCCGACCAGCAGCGTCAACGGCCCCGTCAGCTTGATGGCCGAGGTCGACCACGCGTCCAGGATCTGCGGTCCCTGCTGGATCGCGATCATGGCCGGGTTCATGCCCATGGCGGCCGTGGTGAACACGTCCGCCCCCTGACGCGTCAGGTTCAGGCGCGACGCCATGACGTTGCGGCTCAGCCCCTTGCCCTGCCGATCCAGCGCCGCCGTCGTCTCGTTGAAGCGCTGCCGGGCCAGGGTCTGCGCCTGCGCCAGCTGATCGGTCGTGATCTTCCCGCGCTTGGCCAGCGCGTCGTACTCGGCCAGTTCCTGGTTCAGCTTCATCTGCGCCGCCCACAGCGGGTTAAGCGTTTCCAGCAGCACCTGGGCCCGCCGATCATATCCCCGTTCCGCCGCCTCGAAGGTGCGTGCGGCTGCGGATGCGCGGGCATTGGTCCCGCCCGTCACGCCGGTGGCGGCGTTGATACGGGCCTGCACCGACGATGCCTGATCATTCGCGGCCCGCTCCGCATTACGCGCAGCCGCAGCGTAGTCGAGCAAGGCCTGCACCTCACGCTTCTTGGCGACAGCAGCTTTGTCGGAGCCGGACTCGGCGCTCTTGTTCATGCGCTCGACCGCGTTCTCCACCGTCTGCGCGATGCGCACGGCGTCCTGACCGCCCTGTGCCTCGATGCGGAGAGCGATTTGTTTGGTGGTCATTTCAGCTGCTCCTCTTGCGGACGATCAGTCCGGCGGTCCTGGCCCCGACCTCATTGGCGATGGCGTCTAGGTCCAGTCGTTTTCGTGTGGTGATCTGCGGGACCAGGATGAAGACCACGATGGTCTGGCCGGCCGGGCCGTAAAGCCTCGAGCCCCGCCCCCGGGACTGATAGGGCTTGGCCACACGTCCTGCGCCCAGCATGGCCTGATCGGCGACCAGGAAGGCGCGACGCCCTCCCTTCTTGCCGCCCTCATAGACGAAGCGAAGCTTCATGCCGGTGCGGCGCTCAAAGCCGCCGGGCGTGATCCGCTCGCGCGCGCCGCGCTTGTTGACCGTGGCGCCCATGCCGTTGGCCCCGCGCTTTAGGCCGAACTTGCCGGCCGCCTCGGTCGGAATCGCCAGCCAGCGCCCGCCTTTGGCCCGAATGACGGTCGCCTCGATCGCCGTCTCGATGATTTCGGCCGCCTTTTTTCGCACCGCGACAAAACCGGCGGCGTCGATGCTGTCCTGTCCTTTCGGGTAGACGTTGCCCCGCCAGGCTTTCGGCAATCGGTTACCCTTGAAGGCCGACTGGGTGTCGGCCCGCAGCCGCCCCTTCAGTAGATCCGTTCCCTCGCGAATGCTGGCGGTGATGTCCCGTGCCAGCTCCTTCTCGATCTCGGCCGCCAGGCCATCGGCGCTGATGCTCGTTCTGACCCTCATGCGTCATCCTCCCGCCGCAGCCCCTTGACGATCTGCCCCTCGACCAGAGGCAGGGCCTCGGACATCAGCAACCGGGTCGCCTCGTCCATCGGCCCGCCCAGTTGGGCGAAGGCGACGACGGCGGCATAGTCCAGAGCGAAGGCGCCGAATCCGCTTGACCTCAGCTGGCCGGCGCAGGCGTCGAAGACGTCCCAGACGCGCCGCCCCTGCGCGGTTTGCGGCGCGTGCTTGTCAAAGGGACAGGGCTCGCCTTCGCCGCCGCAGTATTGTCGGCGGCAACTGTCCCGGCAGTAGGATCCGCCTCCCTCTCCGAACTGCCACTCGGCGAGGGAGACGATCCGTTTTTTTCCGAGTTCAGGGCGTAGACCTCTGCCGCATACCCCTTGTCGAAGAAGTCGAAGATATTCGGCCGCTGCGCCAGCAGCGCCAGCACCTGTTCCGGCGTCAGCGTCTTGATCGGCGCGCCGTCTTCGTCCGCCACGCCCTTCCACTCGACGGCCCCTGCGGCGACATAGGCCGCCGTCATGACGAACAGCCCCTGCCCCAGGTGACTGAGGCCCTCCTCGTTCCATTCGACGCCTTGGGCCCGCATCAGGTCGGCGCTGATATGGCGCGCCTCAAGGATGACCGGCGTCGAGGGCGGCAGCATGCACACGCGCACGCCGTGCGCCGGCTCCAGCCATTCCGGCTGGGCGGCGATCTTCAGCTGAAGCATGGTTCAGATCTCCGCTCAGGCTGCGCCGTAGGCCGAACCGGCCACGTCGTTGTCCAGGATGACGGTCAGCGCACGGCCCAGCGTCGGGTCCACGGCGGCCTGATAACCATAGTCCGCCTGGATCCCGCCCGGGCCCGTGACCGGCCGCTTCGCCTTCGGCAGGAAGACCCGGTGCAGCACCAGGCGCAGCGTGAAGTCCGTACCCGGCAGCGACCACATGTATTCCAGGTCGCTGGCTTCGCCGTTCTCCGCCTGCAGCTGCAGTTCCGGACCGCTGTAGCGCACGCCGATCTGCCCGGTCAGCGCCAGGGCGCCCTCATCGATCCCGCTGACCCGACCGTCGCTGCGGATGGCGGGCACGGGGTCCAGCCCGTTCGACAGGTTGAACTGGCCGCTGACCAGGTCCGCGATCGGCACGCCATGGCGCAGCACCGATCCCGAGAACTGCGAGAACCGGGCGACCGCCATTTCCGCCGCCACGGCGCCCGCCGCTGACGCCGTGTCTACGGATTCGCCCTGAGCGATCAGGCCCAGCGTCGCCGTCAGGTTTCCGCCCCGCTGCATCTGAACGCCCAGAGTGTTGGCCTTCACGCCGTAGTTCATGTTGAACGCCGGAACCTCGGGGTGCTGGATCTCGATCGAGGCCGAGGGCAGGACAGCCGCTCCGCTGGTGAAGGTGTGGCGATAGCCGCCGGACGCAGCCCCGCCCGCCAACGTCGCGCCCGAGGCGCTCGCGTTGGAAGCCGGCGTGGTGCTGGCCTCGAGCGCGAATGCATTGCCCGCCACGCCCAGGGCGTCGTGCTGGATCATGATGGCGTTGCCGCGATCGTTCTGCCGATAGCTGGCGGCGGCGACGCCGGTCACCCCGCTGGCGTTCAGCACGCGCACGGCGTTCGCCACCGTGGCCGGCAGGGTCGCCCCGATCTGGATCTGGTTCGCCGTCGGCGTTCCGGTTACGAAGGTGAACGTCTGGCCCCCGACCCCGATGGTCCCATTGTTCGCCGGTTGGGCGGCGAAGGTGATGGCCCCGCGCGCCGCCTTGCCCGCCGCGCTCGTCGGCGCGCCCAGCAGCAACCGCAGCCACACGCCGATCTGACGCGCACACATCGGCACGACGGCGTCGCCCGCATTCGTCACCGCATCGCGGCCGGGTTCGCTCGGCTCGCGCCCGCGGCCCAGCAACTCGCCGTCGATCAGCGGCTGCTCCTCGCCCAGCGACGCCGAAACGAAAGCCATCAGGCCAAAGCCGGCGGCTGGAGCGAAGCCGAAAGTCTGTTCAATAGCCAATGCCATGCGGGCGTTGGCGCCGCGTGCGCGTGCCATGTCAGTTCTCCGTCGTGAAGGGATGTCCGCCTGGGGCCGGACGAGATCAGCCAGGTGTGATCGGCTCAGACCGCTCAGGTCAGCGGGTTGGACGTCGAGTAGACGACGACGATGTTGAACTGCGCCCCTCGAACGGGTTCGGCGTTCTCGAGGGTCACGTCGTCGGTCATCGGCGCAGTGGCCTCGGCCCATTCAGCGACGCCGCCAAGGCTTCGATCCGCCTCAATCCCGTCGCCAATCAGGATCAGCAGTTGGTCCAGCAGTTCGTGCCGATTGGTCGAGCCGGGCGGGCCCAGCACCTCGATCTCGAACTCATGGGTGTAGGTGTAGAGCAGCGGCGATAGGGTCACCTCCGGTGCCCCCGGATCGCCGTCATGTAGGATGATGGTGCCGCCCGGGTCCGGCCGCTTCGGCCAGGGCTGGTCTCGCCTGAACTCGGCGTCGGGCGCCGCAGCTTTGAGCACCGCCTTCACGCCCTTGGCCGCGGCTTCGCGTGCGCTTTCCATGGCTCAGCCCCCGACTGGTACGACAGCACACAACCACCAGCCGTCCTCATTGCGTCGCGGATCTCCGACGACCTTTAGCGTCTCGCGCACTGAGCCGGTCACATCGTCCAGCAGTTGTAGCTGCTGACCCTCCTCCGGTTCAGCGACCCAGCGCTGATGGATTTCGACGGCGCGGGTCGTCAGGATGTGCGACGCGTCGCCATACCGCGCGATCGCGTCCTCTTCGGCCGGGTGGACCCGCACCTCGCCGGCCACGCCCGTCCACAGCGCACGATCGCCGAGGTGTTCATCCACCTCGGCGACCATGGCTGTCAGATGCTGCCCGAAGCCCATTCTAGGGCTTGGAGCCCCAGACCCACTTCGTGGTCAGACGAGGCTTCCGCCAGATCGGCAGCGAGTTCATCTGGTACTTCCACTCCAGACCCGCGCCGTGCTTCATCACCTCTTCAGAGAAGTGGATCAGATCCTCGTCCGAGAAAGTCGACCCGTCCAGTTCGCGGATATCCAGTGGGGGAGCCGCATAGGTGACGTGCGCCTCGATCGTGCCGGTCGGATAGGAAACCCCCTCCTTGGCGTCGAGCAGCCGCGTCGTGCCTTCCGTTCCCCACAGCTTCACCCGCGCCCGGTACTCGCGGATCGTACAGCCGGCGATCTCGATCACGCGACGGAAGCTGGTCGCCGACTTCTCACGCTGCTGGTTCAGCAGCTGGAGCATGGCGGGCGTGCCGGCGAAATACTTCTCCACCGACGGGTGACGGATGATCTTGCTGTAGAACTCCGGCGCGATGCGAACTTCCAGCCCGGTCATCGTGTCATTGACCAGCTCTTCCTCGGTGCCGGAAAGCACCTCTTCGAGCGCCGCCGGCACGTCGAAGTTCGGATCATCCAGGTCGAAATAAACGACCCGTTGCTGCAGGCCGAACACCTCGTTCAGGTCGTAGATGAGCTGATTGGCGCCGTCGACGATCCGCCCCTTCAGCGAGGAGATCTTCATCACCTCCAGGGTGATGGAGAACTTCAGACGGTTGCGGCGGTGACGGGTTTCGACCTTGTTGATCAGAGCGTCGTCCGGCGTTCGGGTGCGTGCCGCATAGGCCATCCATGAGCGGAGATCCGCCGCCAGCACGGAGTCTTCGTGGCTGACGTTCGGGATCTCGAAGATGACGCCCTTGCCCTTCCCGTGCCGGGCGATGGTCGACGGCCGGCCGCCTTCCGTGACCGGCAGCGCGGTGATCACGCCGTCATCGATGTCGATGCGGACGTAAGGCGTGTCCAGCCCCTCGCTGGGGAACATGCCGTCCGCGTTGAGCTGGCCGAACTGGTCGGGGACAGAGTTGATCAGGCCGGTGTGGTGCGCGGCCGTCAGGGGCAGCAGCGAGCCGCCGTCCATCAGTTCATCGGGGTCCATCGGAGCCCTCCTATCATTTCAGTGTTCAGGGATGCCGGACCGACGGGTCCGGTTTGCCGGCTCAGCCGCTGACGCGCGGCTGGATGCCCAGCGAGGCCAAGCGACGGTAGGCCGCTTCCTTCTGGTCGTCGGTGACGCCCGTCGGCCAGGCGATGGCTTCGCGACGGATGATGACCGGGCCGCGCGCCAGGACCGTCAGCTCGACATCGACGCCGACCGGCGCCTCAGCCGGGAGCAGGTTGATGCCCGTGATGATCTGCGAGCCGTCCGTCGCCGCCGGATCCCACGGCGCATCCTTCTCGATCACGCCGTCTTCATAAGCGACGGTGACCGGGATCCGGTCTCCGGCGACAAAGTCCGCCGCGCCGTCCGCCAGGGTGAAGTTGATGGCGCCGTTGTACGGCGAACCGACATTGCCGGCGCCGTCCAGGCTCCCGTCGGGACGGATCACCTGGAAGGCGCCGCCGCCCGCCGCTGGCGAGACGATGACCACTTCATACTGGCCCGCAGAGGCCCCCGTGTCCGCCGTGACGACGCCGATCGCGCCGTTGCCCGTGCCGACGACGGCGCCGGCCGTGACGGTCGCCGCGCCGATCAGCACAGTGCCGACAAGCACGAAAGCGGCGAATGCGCGGGCCGAGCCGACCCCGCCCAGGCCGACGCGCTTGTCGGTCGTATAGGTCGGATCATACTCCGAATGGATAAGATCGCTGAGGCCGGGCAGGCCGGTCTCGAAAGTATAGGCCTTCATGACGGCCTCCTCTGTTCAGCAGGTTGATGCGACCGGGATCAGGTCCAGCCCCCGGCCGAGCTGGTCGGCTCAGCCGGCGACGCCGCCCCGGTTCCGATCGATGCGGGCGGCGACGGCTGCATTCAGGCCCGTGGGCGCCTTGGCGCCGTCAGCCTTCAGGCGCTGGGCGCCCGACATGACGCGATCCAGACGGTTGCCGCCCTGGGCGGAGCCGGCCACGGCGGCCGACGCCTTGAACTGCGCCAGCGTCTGGCCCGACTGGATCGCGGCCAATGCAAGGGCGGGGTTCTTCTTGGCCTCGGCCGAAGCAGCGATGGCCGAGGCTTCGCCGTTGCCGCCTTCCGACGCTTCCAGCGGGTCGTCATCTTCGTCGTCGTCTTCGTCCGGGTCCTTCTCCTCAGCTGAGGAGCCGCCCTGACCGGCGCCGACGTCGTCCTTGTCGTCCTCGTCATCGGGCTCGGGCGCTGCGGCGCCGGCCTTGACCTTCGCAAGGTTCGCCTGCGCCAGTTTGAGAGCCTTCTCGGCCTGGGCCACCTGGGCGGCCGAACGGGCTTGCCGGCCCGCTGTCGGTTTCGTGGCCATCACGGCCTCCTTTTCGGTATGGGCCGAAGCGCGCGAGCCCGACGCGCCGGCTTGGCTTCCTGAAACAGGCTCGGAAGAAACGTGGTCGACCAGGGCGGCGAAGGCCTGCTCCTCGTCCATGATCTCGTCGGCGAGGCCCAGCGCGACGCCCGATCGGGCCTCATCCTGGTGCTCGGCCATGAAGACGTCGGCTCTCAGCTCCAAAAGCTGTTCGCGGGTCAGGCTCGATCGCCCCGCCTCGACATCGGCCAGAAACAGCTCGCCCACCTGGTTGACATCGGCCTGCCAGGCCGCCCGTGCGCTCTCGCTCAGAGCCTTCCACCAGGCGCCGTCCGTCTTCACCCCGCCTTCGGGAAACTCGATGGTGGTGATCTCGACGCCGTCCTGCTCCAGCGAGCCCGCGTGGCTTTCATGGACCATGACGGCGCCGATCGAACCGACGTAACCGACGCTCGGCGCGATGATCCTGTCGGTCTGCGCCGCAATCCAGTAGCCGGCCGAACAGGCCATGTCGGCATAGGTCCAGATCGGCTTTCCGCCGGCGGCCTCCCGGGCTTCACGCATGAAGCGGGCCAGCGTGGGCAGGCCGCCGGCGACGACGCCGCCGGGCGTATCAAGGCGCAGGAAAACGCCGCGAACGCGGGCGTCGGCGAGCGCCTCGCGCATGGCCATCAGCAAGGTATCGTACCCGTGCCAGACGACGCCGCAGAACTCGTCGCCGCGTTCAACCAGAGGGCTGTCGCATTCGATGAGCGCGACGCCGTCTTTCAGCGACCAGCAGAATCCCGTGTCCTCGACCTCGCCCAGCCAGCGCGGTTGATAGGCGAGCCGCTCCTCAATCGGGACGAAGGGTGCGCCTTCGCCGTCGTCCCAAGCGAACGCCGTGCGCGCGCTGTCGCCGGGCGCGTGGCCCAGGCCCACGCGGCGCAGGAAAGCGTCCAGCCGCGATGGACGGCTGAAGGCGCGCGGATCGACCGAACGGATACGCACCGCCAGATCTCGCGCCGCAGCCGGGGTAAGCAGAAGGGGGCGGCCGGCATAGCGGGCCGCCATGGAGGCGTAGTCAGGCATGGTGTTTTCCTCAGGCGGCGGTGCGCTGATCCAGGAAGGCCTGGTGCGCGGGATCTCGGCTGGTTGCGGCGGCGCGCTCCAGCGCCCCGCCCGGCATGGTCAGGCCCAACTCCTGGTACTTGGCCTGCTCTCGCGCCGTTTGCTCCAGCACCTCTTCCCAATCCTTGCCCTGATCGTCGCACTCGTCTTCCAGAGTGCTGACGTTGGCCTCGATGCGGGCGGAGGCCGCGTCGATTTCCTTGGTCGGATCGATGAAGCCCCGGCCGGGGCCGATGCAGTGGATCTGACAATAGGCGTCGACCGCGTCGTAGAAGTCCGGCGCGCCCTCGGGGATCTGGACGTAGCCCCTGTCAAAAGCCTCTTCGGCCCAGGCGACCACGAACGGCCTGACCAGCTGGTCTTCCATCAACCCCATCAAGGCGACGGTTTCGGCCCAGGCGTGGACGAGGGCTGCGCGAGCAGACGAATAGTTCGTCTGCGAATAGTCCATCGACAGCTCTTCGTAGGTCACGCCCACCGATGCGGCGATCAGGCGCAGGATCGAACGCACGAAGGCGTCGAAGCTGGCGACATCCTTCGACGCCGTCTGCAGTTGCAGTTCATCGCCGTACGGCAGGACCGGAATCTGGGCGCCGTTGGCCAGGTTGACCGGGTGTTCCTTGTAATGGTCCTGGCGCCAGGTCTCGAACTCCCTGACGTCTTTCGCCTCGAAACTCTCGCTGACGGCGCCCGGCCCGCCGTTCGACTTCATGAAGGCGACGATGAGGGCATTGACCGTCGCGCTCTGCAGCGTGGCGTCCGTGAACCGGGACAGCGCGCGGAAGCTCTTCAGCGCGGCCGCGAAGCGGCTGACCCCGCGCGTCTGGCCGGCCCGTTCAGGCTCGAAGCAATGAAACACCTGCGGCCGGCCCCACTCGGTCCAGCGCTCGAACCTCTGCCAGCGGAACTGGCCAGGCCCGCCGAAGTCGGACGGATGCCGCTCGCGGATATGATAGGCGTCGGCCGCGCCCCAGGCGTCGAACTCGACGCCGCCGCGCAGTTCGTCCCGATCCGGTCGGCCGTTCGGATTGCTCAGACGGTCAGGATCGACCAGACGAAGCCGCGTCTTGTACCGGGTCGCCTCGTCTTCCGCCCATTCGCCCAGCCCGAGCGCCTCGCCGTCGACCACGATGTGCGACGCCGCCAGGCGTAGTTGCTGGCCCCAGGTCAGCTTGCGCTCGGCGTCGGACGTAAAGGCGTGGCCATAGCCGTAAAGCTGGAACTCTGTGCTCAGATCGGCCCCGAGCTGCCGCGCCGCTTCCCTGTCGATGCCGAGAGCGCGGGCGTTCGGCCTGAACTTGACCCGCCAGCCCTTGCCGACGGCCGCATTGACGCGGCGAGACCGCGCCGACGCGGCGACTGGATCGTTGCGCACCCGCTCTCGCACGCGCGCGGTGACGCGATCGCGGTTGGGCAGCCATTGCTTGTCGGCAGAGCCGAGTTGGGCCGGCCATTCGGCAAAGTAGGTGCCATGGCCGCTCGCCCCCTCATAGGAAGGGGACCCGCCCATGGCCGCCGTATCCGTCATCGCCACGGTGCGCGCGCGGGCGACCTCCAGGCGAGAGATCGACCGGCCCGAGGCGGACACCAAACCTGAGGGAGCGAACGGCGTGCGCATGGCGCGGCTCAGTCCTTGGCCTGCGCAGTCGCGCGGGCTTCCAGGGCTTCGAGGCGAGACTTGAGCGACGCCAGCTCTGCGGCGCTGCCATTGCCCGCCTCATCGAAGGCGGCGAAGCGCGCCTTCAGGGCCTCGTCAAGGCCTTCGAAGCGCTCATCAACTGCGGCAAGCGCCGTCTTGAGGGCCTCGTCAAGGCCTTCGAAGCGCTCATCAACTGCGGCAAGCGCCGTCTTGAGGGCCTCATCACGGGTTGCGCCAGCCTTCTCCTGACCGAAGAAGCGCTCATCGATCAACGCAGCGAACTTATCGAACCGCTCGCCGATCCAGGCGTCATCGTAAGCGGCCGATCCGGGAACAGCGACGGGCACGAACGGCGTATTCACCGCCTCGTTGAACTGCTGGCGGGCGTTCAGGACGCCTTCGACCAGAGTGTCGGGCACGGGGCGGCTGGGAAAGCTCACCAGAGCGCGCATCGCGTCCAGCAGCACGATCAATGCGGTCACGGCGGGCACGCCCGACAGGGAAATGCTCGCGTCGATGGGTTCCTGCGCCGGCGCGGGGGCGGGGGCGGGCGACTTGGGGGTGCGGCTCATGGTGGCCTCCTCGATGTGATGAAATCCGGGTGCGAAGGCGGCGCCGCCCCGACGTCGGCGATCGGGGATCGCGGGCAGCCGAGAGCCTCCCCGAACCCGGGGCGGGAGGCCGGTTGACGGCGTAGATCGTTAGAGGCGGATGCTCAGCGCGCCGCGGCGGCGCAGCGGGGCGCCGTCTAGTCGCAGGGCCTTGGCCTCAAGATTGGCGATCTCGGTTTCCAGCCGCCCGATATCGCCCTTGGCGTACTTCACGGTCCGTCCGTTGCTGGTGATCTCGGCCACCTGACCGCCGGCGATGATCTTGGCGTACGCCGCGCGGAAGGCGGCTAGCTGGGCGGTCTCTGCGGGCGTCAGCGCCATTAGAAGCTCCATTTCTTCTTGGCCGCTGCGACCTCGGCCGAGCTGGCGGCGGGCGCAGACAGCGTTTCCGACTGACCGGCTGGCGGACGCTCCCACAGCGCCTCCAGGCCGGCCTTCTCGGCCTGTCTGCGACGCGCCAGCTCAAGCCAGTCCGGCTCGGCGCCCGAAACCCCGATGCCCAGAGAAGCGGCCAGCGCGCGGTTGTAGACCCACAGGTCCAGCTCCTCGTTGCGACGGCGGACGCGAACCCAGGCCTCATCCTTCACGACCCCCGTCTTGCTGTCCTGGACCGAGACCAGAGCCTCGCCGGTCAGTTCCTCGAAGAAGTCCCGCTCGACCCACCCCGGCCAATGGGGGCGACGCGGCGCCCGAGCGCCCTTCTCCCCTTCCAGGCTCAGCGGAATCGCCTCGTTCATCAGCGTCCGCTTCAGATCCCAGGTCCCGACGCGCCAGGTCCGGCACGAAACCACTCGCCCTTCCGGCCCTTCCAACTTCTGTTTCGCGCCTCGGCGAAGCGGCATCCGTCCCCAGCCGTCAGCGCCGTCCAAGGCCTTCGATTTCCCGTGCGCCGAGCAGTAGGCATAGACGTGGAAGGTCCCGTAGCCGGAATCGACGCCCTGCACCTCAGTGGCGACATAGCCGCCGTCCTCATGCGGCCACCTCTTGCGCTCCAGCTGCGCCAGCTCGGCCCATATCTGCGGCTCCGACGGCCCGCCCTCGATCCGCCCCTTATCGACGGGGACGTGCTCAGCATCGGGGCCCCAGGCGTAGGCCGTCCACTGGGCCCAGTCCCCGTTCAGGTCGACGGCGATGGTGACGATCTCGTAGCCCGACGGCACCACGCCCTTGGTGAACCGGCCGTCCCGACGTTCCAACAGCTTGTCGACATCGGCCTGCTGGACCGTGACTTCGTAAGCCTCGCCGAAGATCTGCTGATGCAGGGCGATCTTCGCCTCTTCATCCGTCGCATCCCGGATCTGTTCGGCGATATAGGCCCAGTCCACGGCGTCGGACACGACCTGCCAGGCGTGGTAGCTGGGCTGTCGGCCCTCTGTCGGCCGTTCCCGCCAGGCCTCGTACTCGCTGACCGCGATGAAGGCGCCGGGCGCCGGATTATGAGGGTCCGCCGACGGGAAGGTCGGTATCCAGCCGCCGCGCACGCCGTGCGCAGGTTCGCGATACGGGTGACACGCCTCGACCATGGCACGCTTGTGCCGATGCTCTATCACGCCGCCGCATGACGGGCAGTTGAAGTGGGGCGTTTCGCCCTTCTCCACGCCCATCATCAGCTCGCGATCCAGTCGGATCAGCACCCCGCCGGGCAGCGACGAGCAATGGGGACAGGGCAGGTACAGCCGGCGCTGGTCGCCGATGCGATAATCGGCCGTCACCGGGCAGCCGGTCAGTTCGCCTTCATTCTCCTCCGAACGACGAACAAGCCCGGGCGTCGAGTTGTGGAAGGTCTTAGCGCCGGCCAGCTCCCACTGAAGCTGGCGGACCTTGATCTGCTTGTGCGGGTCGCCCCGATCCCCGACCGACACGCTCCAGTTCGGCGTCTCTTCCTTCACCACCAGGCAGAATGTGACCATCTGCAGCGGCTTGGCGCTGGTCGTGCCGAAGAACTGTCCGTAACCGCCCGGGAAGCGTTTGTAGGTGTTGGTCGAGCCCTGCTCATCCCGCGAGGTCACCGCACGGATCTTGCGGCGCAGCTCGGGGGTGGCGTCGACAAGCGGTTGCCACTTCGTCCGGTTGTACTTGAGCGCCTCGTCGCCGCTAGGCAGGGCGACGCCCCACGGGCGAGCCACCACAGCCGAGTAGTAGAGCGTCGCTAGGACGCCGATCGTCGTCTTCGCGATCTGGGCGGAACCGACGAAGGTGACCGTCCTAGCCGGATCATCGGGGTGAAGCCGGTCCAGCGGCTCGATCAGATACTCGAACCCATCCCACGATAATGGGCCTTCCCGCGTCGTGCCCGTCTCACCGGGGATGACGACGCGACCTTCGGCCCAGGCGCTGATCATCTGATCGGGGGCAGGCGTCACGGCCGTCGCCATGGCCATGACCAGCGACGCCGCCTGCCGCGCCAGCTCGGCGCTGCTGAACAGGCTCATGTCAGGCCGCCGCCAGCTCGTCTTCCGTGAAGCCGCCCGCCAGCTTGGTCAGCTCGGTCACAAGGTTGTTCAGCAGCTTCTGGTCAGCCTGTTTCAACACATGCTCGGCCTGGCGGACATCGCTCATGCCGGCCACCTCAGTGGCCAAGGTGCGACGCCGGCGCTCCAACGCCTGGGTGAAGGCGACGCCCATGGCCTCGACCGCCATCGTCACCGCCGCCTTCGACAGAAGCTCGCCCTTCCGCTCAGCCAGGTCGAGTTCCAGCTTTTCCTCTTCCAGCGCGCGCTTCCGCGATCCCGCCGGGCCCGCAGGCGCCGCCGACGGCGCTTCGACCACCTGACGACTGTCCTGCACCGAGAGGGATTCGCCGCGCGCCCGGATCAGGGCGTCGTAGTCGACCTCCTTAACGCGCCCCTGCGCGTCACGTTTGACAGGCAGGTCCTCATTCCTCGCGATGAAGCGAGAGATCGATGATTTGTTGATCGGCCGACCGGCTTTGGCTTCCAGCGCCGCCGCCTCGCTGACGCTGACCCAGCGCCGTGACGATCCGCCATCGAGCAGGAAGGGCTCTGTCATGCCGTTGCGCTCCCTGTTGCGTCAGCAACGCCCGTTGCACCCCTCGAAACATCGCTCACTAGGGAACGAAAACGCTCTGCCCCACCGTATAGGGCCAGAAATGGGGGGAAGGACCCAAAACACCCCTGCACGCCGCACAAGTCATTGAAAGACAATGAAAAACCCGCCCGAGCGGAGCCTTGGGCGGGTGGGGCGGAACGGGCTGAGGCTGAATGGCTACCGCACTGCGCGTCAGTTCTCTGACGGCAGTGAAATGATCTGGCGCGAATCACGCCCTAGCAAGGTGAATACGACTGCGGCTCTGTCGCCGTCAACCATCTCATCAAAGACCAGATCATAGTCCGCCGTAGGACCGGTGAGGCGGATTTTGTCTCCCCGCTTATACCGACAGGCCCTTGCAGCGGCCTTTTCGTTGTCATTCCGAGCCCTCTGCAACACCACCAGACCGTTGACCTCGCGGGCCTTGGTTTCAGTGATGAAGCGGCTGGGGATCGGGCAGGGCCGGGCGGTCTCGCCGGTCCCGCGCATGATGACCTCCGTCACACCCATGGTCGAGAACACAGCACGCCAGCGGTCCTGGTCGAGATCCATCTCGATGAACAGGTAGCGCGGGATCATCGGTCGAGGCGACGGTGCCTGACCATTCCGAACCCGGGCCCGGGCAGGAGGCGGCACCAGCGGCAGGTAGACGTTGAAGCCCTGCTGCTCCAGTTGATACCGGGCATGCCGTTCCTGATGGGCGTGGGTGACCACGACGTACCAGGCCTTGCCGGATTGAGCGGATTGAGCGTTCGACGCGGTCACTTCTGCAGCCCCTTCGATGCGGTTTCGGGCGTCCCACGGCGTACCGGCTGAACGTCCCACTTATCTTTTTGAGAACACTCGATAAAAATAGAGACGGGACGCGCGGGACGGATGGGACGCACCTGTGGCGTCGTGCGCTCCCGCCTGTGCGCCCCCGCAGGAGGCCGGTACCGCGTCCCACGCGTCCCGGTGTCCCACACCCGCCTCAAAGGCCGATCATTCATGGCTTTCACCGTGGGACGCATTGCGGGACGCACGGTCGCCGGACCCGTCCCAAACAGGCGGCTCGAACGCGGAAACCTCTGCAGGATCGGCCCCCAATCCGACCGGCCTCTCCAGCCAGGGGGTCAGGGGGACAGCCATGGCCCGGCTCTGGTGCATGCCGAAGCGCACCGGAGTAGGCAGCGCTCGCGGCGCATAGGCGTCGCCGAGGTCTGCCAGGTGCTCCAGCACCCCGCGCCAGTTGGCGTAGTGGGTTCCCGCCAGCGCCCGCGCGAGAGCGGGGTGGTTCGTAGAGATCACCAGCCATGGCCCGGGCCTGTCGTGACTGCCGTGACCGTTCTCGACCTTCAGGCCGAAGGTCTTCAACACCTTCTCATGGACGCCCGGGCTCTCCAGTTGCTCCTGGATCATCTCGCCGATGGTCAGGTGGCGATCCTTGGCGTGCTGGCCCGAGTTGATGGCCCATATCCGCGACAGACAGGCCTGCCCCGGATTCTGCGCGGCCGAGGTCTCCTCCCGGTTTCGGATCAGCGCCGACCACCTGGCCACCTCCTCCCGTGCCGTCTCGATCGTCAGCGCCTCATCGTGCAGCAGCAGCCTTCGCCCGGCGGCGAGCGCGGCGACCAGATCGGCTGCCCGGGGCGTCTGCCCGCTTTCCCCCAGCGCGGCCTTCAACAGACCTACGTCCGACCGGTATCGCTTGGCCTCGCGCACGGCGCGCGCCAGCAAGCGGGGGGACACCTCCCTTGCCCAGTCTATGGCTTCCTTCAGCGTTTCGTCGGCGCCGCCCTTGGCCTTGCCCAGCAGCCTCAACCGCACTTCGACCACCCGCGTGGCCATGGCGTCGCCCAGCTGCACCGGCAGGATGCTGGCCAGGTAGGCGGACCCCACGGCGGTCTGACCCGCAGTCCGTCCGCCCGTGTCGCCCTGACGCCGGGTCGATCCCTCGCCGGTCGACATGCGTCGCAGCACTTCCAACGCCTTCTCGACCGGCCCCTGCCCGTCCACGCTGGGCTCCGCCTCGTCCAGGTAGAGCGCCCGCGCCTCGCCGGACAAGCCGTTGCGCAGACCCGCCTCCGAGAAGCTGTCCAATAGATCCCCGGCGTTCGCGCTGCCTGCCGCCTGCAGCAGGCGCGACAACGTCGTCTTGCCGGCCCCTGCTCCGCCGCTCACGCTGGCGTGCGGCCTGAACGGCGGAATGGCGCCGAGCAGCGCGGTTCCCTGCCATCCGAACAGCGCGTCCGCCTCGCTGAGGCCATCGGGATCCCGAGGATCCAGCGGGGCGAAGTTCCACATGTTCATCAGCTCGCGCAGCTGCTCGCCCTCCGCGATGGTCGCGGGCTTGCCTGGCCTGGGGGCCGGGGGGCGCAGCAGCCACAAGGGACCGCGGTTGCGGGCGCCGTTCCTCAACGCCTCCGCCACCGATTCCCAATCGTCATCGCCGAAGGGCCAACGGCCGACCGCGTCGCCGGCATGGACGACCGGACCGTCTATGGTCGACCACACCCCGTACCCACGCTGCGGCCGATCGCTGTCCCACCGGCCGGCCTTGCGGCATCGATCGACGAACCACTGGGCCGCCATGTCGCGCTGCAGCTTTCCATCGTTGTCGCGCCATTGGGCCAGGAACACCCGCCCCTCCAGGCTGACGAACAGGTCGGTCTTCAGCATGCCGGCGATCTTGGACGCCGGCTCGCGGCGCAACTCGCCCTCAGGCAGGGCGAAATGCACGTAACCGCCCTCGAACCCCAGCGGGATCACCGGACAGTCCTCGACCTTCGGCTCGATCCAGACGGCGCCGGACGCCGCCTCGCTGTCGGGATCGGCGTCATCCATCACATAGGAATCGTTCATGCGGACACGCCCCCGGCTACGCTCGCGGCGGCCTCGGCCGCCCTGATCACTTCGTTGAAATCCATGCCGATCGGCGGGCGCGAGACACGCACCTGCGTCGAACTTCCGGTGCTCAGGCGGCGGCTCCAGCTGGCCCGGGCCAAAGCGCCGCTCACGCGCGCCCGCTCGGCGCTGTCACGCACCGCCTCGATCATTCGCTTTTGCTGGCGCCCGCTACGTCCTTTGACCGTCACCGGGCTCATGTCGCCGTCGACGGCGATGTCGATCAGCCCCCACGGGTTCTCCGGATCCTCCGGCCAGGTGAAGCCGGGCCGCAAAGGATCCGCCCTGACCCGCCAGATGTCCCGTGCGCCATCCTTGTCGATGGCCTCGAAGCCGCTCAACCGATCCAGCGATCCCGCCGCAACCGCCCGAACCGGCCGGCTCAACGGCCCAGCCAGCATCATGGCCCGCGACGCCGCGTTCTCGACGCCCTCCGCCACCACGAGGGGGCCTGGGGCGTCCGGTCGCGTCAACCACAGCCCGCCCGGCAGCACATAGCCCTCGATGTCGCCATGCCGGTCCGGCCGGGGCGGCCCCGCCAGTCCGTCGCGACGCGCCAGCACGAAATGGCCCTGCGGCCCCAGCATCCGCTTCGCCGGCGACCGGTGCGTCTTCCCGCGCCCGTTGGGCGCCAGATAGGTGCAGTGCACGCCGCCGGTCGGACCCAGCTCCGTCATGACCAGAATGACCATCGCCGGCAGGAACACGCCCCGCTCCGGATGGCCGCTATGCCAGGTTCGCGGATTGAACCCGACCAGAGCCAGCATCCGCGCCGCGACGGGCCCCCGGATGCTCCGCGCCTCTTCCAGATAGACCTGCGCCAACGACCCGGCCGCGGGCTCACGCTCGCGCCAGATCTTGCGCGCCATTTCCAACCGCCATGCGGCGTCGGCCAGCGCCTCGGCTTCGGCCTGTTTCGACGCCTGCGCACGCCGTGCGCGCGAAGCCTCGCTTTCGGGCTTCAACTCGCCGCCCATCAAACGGCGGGCCGCGTCGGCCATCGTCTCATCGCCGCCTGAGAACAGCCGATGCTCCAGATCGATCACATCGCCGCCGCGCGGGTCGCAGGAATAGCACTGCCAGCGCCGCCCATCGGCGGACACGCGGAACGGGGCTAGTTTGCTCTTGGCCCCGCATTCATTCAGGGGGCAGACGCCTCGATAGCCCTTGCCCGTCTTGCGCAGCTTGCACTTGGGCGCCCGGATCGCGATGTCCTCGCACCGGACCGCCGCACGCGCCCTGTCGAACAGCTCGTCGCTCATGCCGCGATCTCCGCAGCCCTGACAGCGGCCTCGATCCGGAAGCAGGCGGTGTCGAAATGCTTCGGATCGATCTCGACCCCCGTGAACCTCAGGCCCCGCTTGATCGCCGCCACGCCGGTCGAACCGCTGCCCATGAAGGGGTCGCACACGTTCGCGGCGTTGATGGTGGCCAACACCTTGTCCATGACCGGATCGGGCTTGACCGTCGGATGATCGACACCGGTGAAACGGCCGCTCTCGCTCAGGATCCACCGCGCCTTGTCGGTCAGGCTTCCGACCGGATGCGCGCCCGCCAGCCAGGCGTGAACCCAGAACTCCGTGTCCGGCCGATAGTGCTTGTTCGCCACCGGCAGCGGGTTGGTCTTGTGCCAAGCGCAGACGACGGTCCGATGGTACCGCGCAGCCAGACGCGGCAGCAGCTGGGGCAGCTGATCGTTATGACAGAACACCGCCACCGACCGGAACGTGGCCGGCGAACAGATCCGATCGTCGAACCCCTGATCCAGCCCGGCCGCCGCGATCCGATCCATGTTCGGCCGGGCCTTGCGGAAGCGTCCTGCCCCGCGCGTGTTGAACGCATACGGCGGATCGAACACCCCCGCGTCCTGGGGGCCCAGGGTCCGCACCACCTCGTACCCGTCGCCCAGGTAAAGCGTCGCCGGCCCGATGACCTCGATCCGGCTCATGCCGCCGCCCCGCGCGAGGCTTCGATCTGTCGCCGCGCCTCGGCCTTGTTGGCCGCTGTCATGAAATAGCCCACGCCCCAGCGGGTGCCGATCTCGATCCCGAACGGCTTCAGCTTCCGCCGGATGTGGCAGACGAAGACGTCCACGATCTTCATCTCGGGCTCATCCTCGCCCCGGTCGCGGTAAAGCGCCGCCATCGCGGAGTCCTTCGTCAGCAGCTCGCGCTCCAGCAGGACCCCGAACAGTCGGGCCTGCTGGACGGTCAGCCCCCACTCCAGCGGCGGCAGGACGCACAGGCCCATCGCCTCCTCCAGCTCAACGATGCGGTCTTCCAGGCGCGTGATCGTGGCCTGCAGCGCGGCCTCGCGCGCAACGGGGTCAACCTGCTCGACGGCCACGACGTTTCCCCTTCCGGTACAGAACGATGGCCAGGGCCTTCCACAGCGGCGTCTTGTGCGTAGCCGCGAAAACCGCAGCCTCCTGTTCCGCCGCCTCGCCCAGCGCCAGCATCGCGTTCGCCACCCCTTCCGCGTCGATGTCCTCGCGGTATTCCTCGTCGTGCAGCAGCGTCTCGACCGCCTTGATCTGACCCGCCGTCAACGGCTGCGCCCGCCCCTTCACCAGGGCCTCCAGCACCATGCGCGCCCGCATGGCGCCGCGCCGGTTGATCAGGGCGCCGATCGCTCGCACCGCGACCGTGTCTCCGATGGCCCAGACCCCGTTGCCTGGCTGGGCGCGCAGCACTCTCACCCCGGCGCGGGCGCAGACCTGGTCAATTGTCAGGGCGTCCTCGTCCCCGGCCGCCGCCGCCGCGTAGTGCATCTGCATCGGTGTGATGTTCAGCCGGTCGCGGTTGTGGCCGATGAAGCTGTGGGCCCGCTCTGATCGGCTCGCCGCCTCGACCACCATCACCGGAATGGTGGTCACCATCGGATGGCTGCACGCAGCGATCGCCGTATGCTGGCCGTCGATCACCTCCAGCCCGCGCTCCGTCCGGGCGCAGACCGGCGGCTTGAACCGACGCCAGTCCCAGCGGGCGCAGATCTTGCGCACCAGCTTGATGGACCGCTCCGACAGGTTGCGCTGATACCCTTCATCGATCAGCAGCGTGCCTGGATCGACCCATTCGAACGTCGGCGACGCCGTCTCGGCCGCCCCGGCCTCGACCCCCGACAGATTGATGGCCTTCACGCCCCTCAGGGCCTTCGACACCGCTGCGGCCGCCAACTCGGCGTGGCATGCGGCCACATAGCGGTCGTCCGCCTGGCGAAACGCTTGACTGCCCAGCTCCGTCATCCGTCGATGTCCTTTCGCTCGCGGCGCGTCGCCGCGCCCTGATGTCCGGCCAGCGCCTCGCGCGCCGCCTGCGCCGCCGCCTTCAGCGGCCCCTGCAGCTCGCGGCGGCCGGCCGTGGTCTCGGCGCAGTACCGCCGCGACAGGCGCGACAGCTGCACGCACGGGTTCGATCGGGTGACCACGCCCGGCGCGCAGGCGTTCTTGGCCTCATGGGCGACGCGGGCCAGCGCCGTCATCGGCTTGCTGGGGGCCGCCGCCGCTGCGGCCTCGGCCTGGGCGATCAGTTCGTTCCAGCAGGCCTCGTCATTGGCCGTCATCCGGCCGTCGGGCCCGCCGCGCAGATTGCCGAAGCGGCTCATGGGCGGGCCTCCGGCTGGGCCGTCTCAAAGACAGCATCTATCCAGCGAGGTCGAGCAACTGCTCCGCCAGTTTCAGGGCCTGAGCCTTCGACAGCTCGATCGAACGACCCAATCCCATCATCCCGCCGAAGTCTCCGACCGCCAACAGGATGTTGTCCTTTTCCGCCCGGACGATGACCTGATCGGTGCTCGTGGTGACGCGGATGGTGGCCGTCGTCACGCTGATGGTCCCGTCCGCGCTGCGGCTGATCGTCTTTCGCTCGTACATGATGGGGCTCCCTTGCGATTGAACGGATGGATGGGCCGCTGGCGGAGGATTCGCCTCCGCCAGCGACTCGCTCTCCATTGGCGGCTTCCAAACTCAACCGATGGAGAGAACTGAAATGGACGACGCCTTCATCGCCGCAACACGGTTCAAGATCGCCGCTCTCGAGACCGTTGTGGGGGACCTGATCACCGTGCTGCACGGCTTGGCCCCCGAAGAAATCGAAGCGCTTCAGATCGCGACCGAGCAACGCATGGCGAGTGCCGAGGACGACGTGTCCCGCCGGCTTCACGAACTCCGTCTTCAGCTTCTTGATGATGGCGTCTCGCGCAGCACAGCGCTTCAGGGGCGATAGGCCCGATAGATCGGCCTGAACGCCGCCCCGTTCCATGTGGCTAGACGGGCGGCGGCTCATGGGCGGGCCCCCGAGGCTGCCGGGGCGCATTGGACTTCTCCGTCAGTTTCGTGATGAACAGAGCGATGCGTTTCCTCGCCGCCCTGATCGCCGCAGCCTTCACCGGCCTCGCTGCGCCCGCCTTGGCTGATCCGTGCAAGCGGATTCCCGACCGAGGCCCCATGCCCGCCGAACTGGCGCGCGGGCGCACCTTCTCCGGCCCGGTCGTCTACGTCGGCGACGGCGACAGCCTGTGTGTCGAGACCCTGCGAGAGCGGGGCGGGAATGGTTGGGTCGAGGTCCGCCTGGCGGACTTCAATGCGCCCGAGCTGAACGACCCCGGCGGCCGCGCCGCCCGCGACGCCCTGGTCGCCATTGCCATGAACCGCCGCGTCGTCTGCGTCGCTGGCCGCAAATCCTACGATCGCGTCGTCGCCCGCTGTACGCTCGGCGGTGTCGGGCTCGGCGAGCGGATGCGGCGGCGGGGCATCGCCGAAGGCGGGCGCTGACGGTACAGCGAAGAACCAGTCTCCGCTGAACGGAAGATCGCGCCGCAGCGCCTCATCCCTGATCTTTACCAATACAGGGTAGGACGGGTTGTCTCTCCCGTTTTCGTAACGTGAGATCGAAGGCCGCTGCACCCCCGCGATTTCGGCGAACTCCTCCTGACGGACGCCAAAGACATGGCGGCGCACCCAGCGGATCGGCGAGTCGGTTATGAGCGAATCACTAGCCATGCGCCTTTTGTGCGTGATTCGCACAAAAAGAACAGCTAGGAAGTTCGCCTTATGAACGTGCGCGAGGCGAACTTATTGGGGATAGGCGGTCTTATGACCGTTCGACGCCCCACAAATCGCCTCGGCCGGCCCGAACTTCCAGTGGAAGAGGATACGGCTGGAGGGCGCCTGCGCGCACTCAGGAAGCTAGCTCGAGAAGACCAACAAGATCTTGCCGATGCTTTGGGCGTAAGCCGCACCCAAGTATCCAAGTACGAGAACGCCGGGCATGTAATGCCCGACTACATTATCGAGCGCGCCGCCCAACACTACGGGGTCACTCCCGCCTTTCTACGCTACGGAGATACCGACAACCGAATGGCCAAGGTGGTCGGACGCGTCGGCGCAGGCGGCCACGTCGAGGCCATCGAACAGCCGCCCTGGCGTTACGTCGAGGTCCCGGCGAGTTGGCGCGACGCGATTGCGCTCGAAGTCTCCGGCACCTCTTGTTGGCCGATCTACGACGACGGCGACGACATCGTCATCAGAGGCGAGCGACGCTTGATAGCTGAGGAAATCATCGGCCGGATGTGCGTTGTCGAAACAGTCGACGGCCTTGGGCTAGTTAAGCGTGTGCGGAAGGGAACGCAGGAAGGCCTGTTCACACTTGAAAGCCCCAATGCGCCGCCGATCGAAGATGTGCAGCTCGCTAGCGGTCGCCCCGTGAAACTCCACGCCCCTCGCTAGTTCAAAAGATGCAAGCATCTCAAGTCCAAGTCTGAGCAACGCTCCTCGACGATCAACGGCTCTACCACCACTCCTCCAGTCGTGATCATCTGGCACTCGATCACACGAGGCGGGCCGTGAGAGAGGGTGCGGGGCGGGTGAATCCCCGGCGTCCGCGCGCCCGCTACTCCGCCCTCCCTGGCCTTGATCCATGCCAAGTTACAGGTTTGACCGGGTCGTTCATCTAACCCAGCCAACTGCACAGCCAAATCGCCACGCTGCTCTCTCGTCGTCGCATCCTCGTGTGCCGCGAACATCACAGCAGCCACGCCCGCGAAAAGCAGCAGAACACAACCAACCGCCCAATTAGACTTCTTCATCGTGGCCCCTCCGCGCCCCTCCTTTGTGCGCGATTCAGCACCGCCATGATAGGCGACCAATGAATTCCAAAGCGTCACATAACGCCAATAAGTGCGCTTGACGCACATACAAAAGCAGACATATGTTCGCGTTACGCACATAACGCGGAGGCCTCCATGGCCCAGTCTGATCTACCTGCCTTCGAAGCCGTACTCCGCTCGCCCCAGGGCGAGATACGGGTTTGGCTTGAGCCTGCGACGAACCCGGACGCAGAGGCGCACGCCGTGCGCACTCGCCTGCGCATCGACTACGGCGACGAAGCCGACCGTCTTGTTCACGACCAGGCCGCCCTGCGCCTGGTCGCCCAGCTGACCCGCGCCGTGCGCGGCCTGTCCGGCGCAGGCACGGCCGAGACCGCCGCCGTCGCCGCCGCCCCCAGCGTCGGCCCATGGCTAGTCGAGCGCACCGAGGCCGAGCCGACGACGCGCACCCTCGTCGCCCATCTGTTTCAGGACTACCTCGCCTGGTGCGACCGACGCGCCTTCACGCCCCTGTCCCGTTTCGACTTCGGCCGCGAGCTGGAGCAGCGCGGCTTCCCCTCCGCAGGCAAGATTCGTCAGGGCGCGACCCAGGGTCATGCGCGCGGCGGCCTGCGCCTGCGGCCGGTCGCTGTCGGGTCGGCTCTCAAGACGGGAGACGCCCGATGATCCTCCCGCCCCACGTCTCGGCGCTCGCCGCCGTTCCGGCGCCGTCGAGGCCGGACGCCGCGTCCGCCCCGAACGTCTTCCCCGGCGCCGTCCCGGTCGTCAGCATCGATGACGACCTGCTCGACATCATCGCCCAGCTGCACACCGCGCCCATTCGGTCCTTCGACCTCTCGACGGCCGCGGTGATCTCGGGCCCCTTCGTCGAAGGGCGCGTCTGCATCCGCATGGACGGTCGGTCCTGGTCGCTTCCGACCGTCTCCTGTTCCGTCCTCGCCCTGCTGGTCCGCCTGGAGCGCGACTTGCGCGCCTGCGACCTCTTCGCCGACGCCTTCAACGCCGCCGTGGCCCAGGCCGAGGCCAAGGTGGACGCCGTCCACGCCTGGTCGGGTCGAATCCGACCGACCGAAGGGGACGAAGGCTGATGGCGTCCGCCCTTTCCTTCGCCGACGCCGCCGCCATGCGCGCAGCCCTGGCCGACAATGACACAGGCCCGTTGGTCGTGATCGAGCTGCGGCCGCCCTGCGCCTCCGAACGCATCGAGATCTCAGGCGGCTTCGACGGCCCCGACCCGGTCCAGGTGGTTAAATCCCTCTGCCGCGCCTTGGAATGCGGCCCGGGCGCCGTCGCCGCCGTCATCGACCCGACAGCGCGCGGCCTGCGCGGCGAAGAGGCGCGCTGTTACGTCCTGGACAAGGCGGACCGTCGCGTCGCCCGTATCTGCGGCCTCAGCTTCGCCTATGTGAACGTCGCGGCCTCGGCCCTGGCCAACAGCGGCTGGCGACCGGGCATGAACCGCGAGAGCGGCCTCCGTCCGGATGCCTTCCAATGAAGCGCAACGGCCGCCTTCTCACCGACACGGGCCGCGAAGCCCTCGCCGCCGTCCTGGTCATCCTCCTCGCCGTCGCCTTCGCCGGCGCTGCGCTCCAGGCCCGGGGACCCGCCCAACCCCTGCCCGCTCAACACCGGATCCGCTGACATGGCTTCCCCTGCCCTGCGCGAAATGCGCGAGGCCGACTTCCCGGCCGTCGTGCACACCTACACCGACGTCCTGCGCCTTCTGCGTGATCAGCCGCAAGGCGACGCGGGCCATCTGGCCCGCCTGACCGGCCGTGACGGCTCGAACGTCCGCCGCGACATGCACAAGCTGGTCGACGCCGGCGTCGTCCAACACGACGGGGCCTGCTGGATCCTGACCGACAAGGGCCGTCAATGGGTCGCCGGCCAGGACGTGGCCGAGGGTCTGATTTCGCCCGACGGTTCCGCGGTTCCGGTCACCCGCTGTCCCATCGATCAGATCCGGCCCAACCCGGCCAACCGCCCGATCGACCCCGAGACCATTCCCGACCTGGCCCTGTCGATCATCGGCGCGGACGACGTGCTCCAGCCCCTGATCCTGACCCCGCCCGACGCGAACGGCGTGCGCATGATCCTGGCCGGCGAGCGTCGCTGGCGCGCTGTCCGCCACATCATGGAAACGGGCAGCACCCTGCCCGCCGCCCTGACGCCCGGCGTCCCCTTCGTCGAGCGCGAGGCGACCGAGGCCGAGGCTCTGCAGATCACCATCATCGAGAACAGCCAGCGCCAGGACCTCTCGCCATGGGAAGACGCCCAGCTGCTGCTGCAGCTGCAGGCCGCCACCGGCTGGAACGCCTCCGAGCTGGCCCGCAACATCGGCCGCGCGGCCGAGGGCGAACGCTCCGGGCTGCGCGACGTCCAGACCAAGCTGAAGGTCGCCCGCGAGGCCTCCCCCGCCGCCATCGCCGCCTATCTCGACAACGGCAGCTGGGACCAGCTGCGCAGCAGCGTCAGCCAGCCCAAGGCCACGACGCTCTCCGACCAGGTCGCCGAGTACGGCGCGGCCAGCCTCAAGCCCGGCGAACCCACCCCGCTTGAGCAGGCGATCGAGGAGGCGCAGCAGCTTTACACCGTCGCCGATTTCGGCGTCCCGGCCGATTGGAAGGCCGACGACTTGGGCGCGGCGGCAGCCTGGCTGGAGACCGGCACCCTCGAGATGCTGACCTGCACTGACGGCAGGGTCAGCGCCACCATCTATGTGGCTCAGCTCAAAGGCGGCGCTTGCTGGCTGAACGGCACGTCGCACACCGCCGCGACGTCCGGCCACTCCTCCAGCCTGAATGGCGTCTGGAGATCCGCCGCCCCGGCCTTCGTGAGCCGGAAACGCGCGATTGAAGCGGCCGCCGCCTACCTCAAGCTCACCTACGGGGCGCACCTGACCAAGCGCATCCGGGATTGGCTCAGCGACCCAGAAGGCGCGCCGACCGGCCCCCATGTTGTAAACGGGATCGACTACGGCAACGCCACCCGCGCAAACGAAGCGCGCTACGCCGCCGGCATCCTCCAGCGCCCGGCCGCCAACTACGGCTCAGCATCCCGCAGGGATCCGCCCGCGCCCGCCGCCGAACCCGGCGACGCCGACACGCCCGCGCCGGCGTCCTCCGCCCGCGAAGAACTGGCCGAACAACGCCTCGAGCGCCTCGGCGCGGCCCTGCAGGTCCTGACCGAGCGGCTCGAGCCCCTGCTCGCCGTCCTGCGCGGCGACCGCACCGACGACGGCCTGGTCACGCTCGAGACCGACGACGCCGAGTACTACGAGCGCGAGATCTCCGAGGCCTGTCAGTGGGCCGAGGACGCCCTGGCCGACACCAGCACCGTCTTCGACGGCTGGGGCGAGGAGACGCCGCGCCCGGACCTGGGCGCGCCTGCCGTGCCGATCCGCCAGTCGATCACGGCGGACCACATCGTCTGTCTCGAGGACGGCCGCAAGTTCAAGTCGCTGAAGCGCCACCTGCGCACCCGCTACAACCTCTCGCCGGAAGAGTACCGCCGGCGCTGGGGTCTCCCGGCCGACTACCCCATGGTCGCGCCCAACTACGCCAAGGCGCGCGAGGATCTGGTCCGCCGGATGGCCCTCGGCCTGGCGGGGACGCGCTGATGTCCGCCCGCCCCTGGATCGAAGGCGCCGCCCTTCTGGCCGCCCATCACCGCGCCGCACCGGCGCCCCGAACTCTTCACCGCAGGAGCTATCCCGTGTCCCCCGACGTCCGCTTCGCCCTGCTCAGGGCTGACCCCCAGAACCAGCAGTCGGCCAAACCTCTGGCCTTTCCCGACATCGGCGCCCTGGCGCGCCACATTCAGCGCGAACGCGCCGGACGCTCGATCGAGCTGGTCGACATCGAGGACCTGCGCTTCGACGGCGACGCCAACATGCGCGAGGGCGTCTCGGTCTACGTCCTGGACCTCGGCGGCGATCGCGACGGCCTGATCGGCCACTGCTGGCTTGACGGCCAGGGGCAGGACGCCCTGCGCCACGCCCTCGCCCGCAACCAGCTGGCGAGCATCAGCGCCCCTTCGGCGAGGGCCGCCTGATGGACGGCGCGACCTTCCCCTCCGTCCAGCCCGCGCCCGACCTCGCCGCCGCCGAGCCGCCCGCCCGCCTGAACCGGCGCCAGGCCGCCAAGCGCAGAACGCGTCAGCGCGTCCTCGCCGCCGCGACCGACCTGTTCAACGACGTCGGCTACGCCAAGGGCACCATCCGGGCCATCGCCAAGCGCGCCGGCATGTCCACCGGCGCCGTCTTCGCCAACTTCATCGACAAGGACGACCTCTACGTCGCCGCCTTCGGCCACCCGCCGCTGACGCCCGAACAGGGCCTCCGCCTGGCCGCCGCTCTGCGCGAGGCCGAAGCTTTCATCCGCGGCTTCGACGACGACCCTCTGCAGGAAGGCGTTCCTGAGCTGCTGCAGGCCATCAAGGCGGTCGTGCCCCCTCCGCCGCCCGCACCGGCTCAGGCGACGGGAGGCGCCGATGCATGACCGCCTGCCTGGGCTACGCGCTCTCGATCATTCACACGGCCCTGATGCGCCTGCTCGGCCGCCGGCGCCTGCTCTGACGGCATCGCCCCCGCCCCCGGCCTATGTGGACCGGGGCTACCATCCCGGCGGCCGCTGGGAGCGGATCCTGCGCGCCATCCACGATCAGCCGCTGACCGAGACCGAGATCCTGCGCGCCGTCCACGACGGCCGCTACCCGCGCCGGATCGAGCGCCGCAAGATTCACGCCGCCCTGATCGCCATGACCCGTCAGGGCCTGACGGCGCGCCTGCCGGGTCGCCCGCCCGCCTTCACCGCCACCGCGCACGGCGTGCGCGTCCTGCATGGAGAGGCCGCGTGACGCCGCACCTCGATCCCATCCCCGACCGTCATCCGCGCCTGATCGTCTGGTGCGGATGGTTCCGCCGCGCCGGCTGGTCCGTCCGCGACATCGCCAAGCTCTTCAACATCTCGATCGGCGAGCTGATCGAAGCCGGAGTCGAACCATGACCAAGGTCACCCCCAACGGGCCCGGCGCGCGCCCGCTCGCTCAGCTCAAGCGTTTCCGCGCGCTGGAAGACATCCTGATGGGCTTCTCTGACGGCGTCGACGGCGACCGCCTTCAGGCCGGGCTCACATGGGCCAAGACCGGCCGCGCCGATTGGCGGCGTCAGGACCTGATCAGCCTCTTCGCCGCCCCGTGGGTCGCAGCCCAGGAAGAGGCGGGCTGGGAAGGCAACCCCACCCTCCAGGGCGAAATGGAGCTGGACGAGATCACGGCCGCCGCCCTGCAATCGGATTCCAGCGAAGACTTCGTCGCCAAGCGCGAGGCCGGGGAGATCGACCTTTACGACGATAAGGTGCAGGCGGGCATCGCTTGGACGATGCGTCAGTGGGGCGAAGCGCTGGGCCTCAAGGCGTGGACGCAAGGAGATGGGTCGGAGAGCGTCGAGGGCGACGTTGGCGCGGAAATCCACACCATCCTGGTCGATGCGGGGCTACGTGACCCTGAGACGAACAAAATGGCCGCCCTCCGCGTCCAGCCGCAAGCCTCGGCCAACGACCAGCTGACGGCGGATGAGGCGTGGTCGGACCTTCTCGACAAGGACGACCGCACCTCGCCGGAAGACCAACCGGGAATGTGCCTGATCACTGCTGGCGAACTGGCGGATTACATGGCCCGCGCCCGGCCGCAGCCGGTGGCTCTGCCGCTGGAAGACGCCCCTCGCGACGGAACGATGTTGCGCCTGCGCGTCCGCTACGAGGCGGCCAATCAGGATGAGGCCTGGACCCCGCTAGAAGACAGCGAGGAAAGCTGGACTATCGGCTTCAACAACTTCGACAACACGGGCGATGACCGCTGGCAGTTTGTCGGTTGGGACTGGTCGCAAGACCACCTGTTGGAAGCCACAGGAGGCGCCGTCATCGGCTGGCTTCCCTTCCACACCCACCCCGCCCCCGCGCCGGAAGGCGGGGCGGTGGATGGCTGGCGGGCCATCGACAGCGCCCCGATTGGCGAGCTTGTGCAGGTCTATTGGCCTTGCATGGCCCTCAACGACGATGGCGAACTCACCGGCGAGATGCTTGACCGCGAGGGCCACGTCAGCCTGTCGTTCCGGCATTCTGAAAAGCACGGCTGGGAACCTGACAGTGTGATCGAGGCCAACGGCGATGGTTTGGTGACGACTTCGAGTTCGGTCAGCCGACCCATTGGAAGCCGCGCCCCTCTCGTCCTTGCACCGCCCTCGCCACCCGCGAGGAAGCCCCGGCAGAGGCGGGGGATAGAGTGGTCCTATCACGCGACACAGTTGAACGACTTCTGGCCTGCGCGGATACGATGATGCCTCTGTCTCCCTTGGTGGAGCGCCTGCAAGAAGCCCTCCGCGCCCAGCCGCCAGCCCGCGAGGATGCGCAGCCGGTGGCGTATTGCTGCCTAGAACATTTGACCCGGATCAGGCGACAGGCTGAAGCCCGCGGAGAGGCATCGTCGGTTATCTACGGTTATCCGGCCGGCACATATCAGACGCCCCTTTACACCCACCCCGCCCCCGACGCGCTGCGGGTCGCCATGGAGGCGTTGGAGCCGTTCGCAAAGGGCGGACACCATCGGACCATGCCCGGTCTCTCGCCGTCCTACACGGTCGCCGACTTTGGAGATGGCGTAGTCGTCACTGTGGCCGACTTCCGCCGCGCCGCCGAAGCCTTCGCCGCCCTGCAAGCCGAACAGAAAGGCGGTGCGTGATGGCTGATCCTGACTATGAATACGACGACCGGGACGAAGGCGTGACCTGCCCGCGATGCATGGGCGATGGATCGGTGTCCTGCCATTGCGGCGGCGACCTGTGCGTCTGCGACAACTACGGCGAGCGCGATTGTCCGGTGTGCTTCGGAGAGGGCGAGGTATCGCCGGAGCGCGAGGCCCAATACCTCAAAGCCGAAGGTGAGGCGATGGCGGCCATCCGAGCGGCATGGCCCGCCTCGTCGGAGCCTCAACAATGAGGATCATCGAGAAGAAGCGCGGCTATTTTCGCGGCACGCACAAGGGCTGCACGATCGAGATCGAGCGCGACCGCACGTCAGGCGATGACCGGTGTAAGTTCTACATCACCGTTCAGGGCGCCGACGGCTGCTACCGTTACGACGGCTGGAGCCCTGAAGGCGTCGAGACCATGGCCCAGGCCAAGCGGGAAGCGATCCGGGGGGCGTGCCTGTGACCCAGACCGACCGCCTTGACGCCGACATCGAGCCCCTCTGGAACCTCTACGAGGTCACCGTCACCGCAGGCGACTACGTGGCGACCTCGACCCTCTCGGCCGCCACCCGATCGCGCGCCGTCTACCAGGCTTTCCTCGACTACAGCGACGTCTGGACCGTCAGCTTCCGCGACTTCCTGTCCATGGTCCGGGTGCGGCGGGTCAGCAGCTGCGCCTATGACGGCTATGCCTATGTCCGCTGCGCCTATGGCGTCGATCCGCGCATCGGCGCCGAGGTCGAGCTGATCAACGGAGGCGACTGGACGGGCAAGCGCGGCCAGGTCGTTCACCCCGGCAAGTCGTCCACTGCCTACGTCTACGTCGCCTTCGCCGGCATTCGGCACGCCGTGCCCTGCCACCCGCGCAGCATCCGCATGATCGAGGCCTCGGCATGAACGGCGATGATGACGACGGCGCCCTGGCCGACCACGACGAGGGCTTCAACGACGACGGCCCGACGCTCCGCACCCTGGCCGCCGCGATCCAGTGTTGGTCGATCACCAATCTGTCCGCCCGGGTTCGCGACGTGGGCTGGAAGGCGGCCGTGGGCCCGACCCTGGGCGAGGCGGCCCTCGCCTTCGCCCTGCCTGTCGAGCGCATCAAGGCCGCCGTCGAATGGCACTACTGGATGTTCCTGACCGGCGACGGCGCCGACGCCGACCTGGTCATCGAGCATGAGGGGGAGTGAACCTTAGTCATGGCCCCCGCTCCTCGCCGCGTCAGCGAAGCGATCGAGCCCCCTTCCGGCGGGCTCGATCCCGCCCTGCTGCGCATCATTCAGGCCATGGCCCGTGCGGATGCGCGCCGCGACTTCCAGGCCGCCAGCGCCGCCCCCTTGCCGACCGACAGGCTCGCGAGTCACGATTAGCGCCACGGCCACGGCGACGATCGCCGCCGCCACAATGGCCAGGGCGAACAACCCGACGCCGTTCGAGACTTCCAGATCGAGGGTGTGATGCAGTTTCACGACGACAATTCCTCAGCGATGACGCCGCCAGTCTCGACCCGTTCGAGATCCGGCAACGCGCTGATCGTCACACCGCCCTCGAGGGGGGCGGACGCTCAACGCACGCTCAGCCTGTCGTCACGACATGGATTCCAACAATGCACCGTCTTTGTGGGGGCCGCACCGCACAAAAGGCCAAGCGACCAGACTATGCGACCAGTGAGTTACGGCTGTTTAACCGGCCTTAGGGTCAGGCCCGTCCCGCACCATAAGACGCGGGCAGGGGCTCACATCGCCGATCGCGCCCATCGGGAGGGCGGACGGCCGTGATCCGCGTCGCCCTTTACGCTCGCTACAGCTCGGACCGACAGAACGAGCGCTCGATCTCCGATCAGTTGAGCCTCCTGATCCAGCACGCCGGCGCCAAGGGCTGGGCCGTCGTCGGCACCTACACCGACGCCGCCATTTCCGGCTCGGCCATGGCGAATCGCCCCGGGCTTCTCGCAGCGCTCGCTGCGGCCGAACGGGGCGAGTTCGACCTGCTGCTGGCGGAAGACGAAGACCGTCTCGCCCGCAACCTGGAACACTTGGCGCACGTGGCCAACCGCCTGGCCGACATCGGCGCCGGCATCGCCACCCTGTCGACGGACCGGGTCCAGGACATGCACGTCGCCTTCAAGGGGCTCATCGCTCAGGACTTCATTCGCAACCTCAGCATGAAGACCAAGCGCGGTATGGCCTCCAATGCGGAGAAGGGGCTCGCGACCGGCTCGCGCCTTTACGGCTATCGCTCCCAGCCCGGCGGCGCGGTCGAGATTGTGCCCGACCAGGCCGAGGTGGTCCGGCGCATCTTCTCCATGTACGTCAACGATCGCATGTCCTCGCGCGAGATCGCTGAACGCCTCAACCGCGACAGGATACCCTCTCCGGCCGGCCGGGAATGGAACGCCTCATCCATTCAGGGCTCGCGCCAGCGCGCCAACGGCATCCTGCACAGCGAGATCTACGCCGGCGTAAAGGTCTACAACCGCGTCGAGATGCGAAAGGACCGCCAGACGGGGCGTAAGATCACGATCTGCAAGCCGCCCAGCGAGCACAAGCGCATCGACGTCCCCCACCTGGCCATCATCGACCAGGACCTGTGGAACGCCGCCCGGCAGCGCCTGGACAGCCGGCAGACGGCCGACCCTTCGCAGCGCGCAAGCCTGCGGCGGCGCCCGGGCCTGCTGTCCGGGCTGACCAAGTGCGGCTGCTGCGGGGCGTCCTACACCTCACTCAGCCAGGGGCGCCTGGTCTGCGCCGCCTATCGTGAGAAGGGCGTGTCCGCCTGCAATAACAACCGCCACGTCAAGCGCGCCGAGATCGAGCAGCGCGTGCTGGACGGCCTGCGCACGCGGCTGCTGGCCCCCGAGGCCATCGCCGCCTACGTCCGCGCCTATCACGCCGCCTGGGCCGAGCAGGCCGCCCAGGTCGAAGACCGCCGCCGCCCTCTGACGCGGCGGCTGGCCGAGGTCGAGCGCGCGATCGAGCGCGGGGCCGAAGCCCTGCTCTCCGGTGCGACGGCGGCCGCCGTCATCGGCAAGAAGCTCGAAGCCCTCGAAATCGAACAGGCCCAGCTCAAGGCGACCCTTGAACAGCTCGACGCTGAAGGCGCGCCGCCCGTGCAGCTGCACCCGCGCGCGGCCGAGAACTACGCCCGCAAGATCGAGCAGCTCCAGGCGCGCCTGGCCGAGGCGGCCGGCAGCACCGACGACGCGGACAGAGACCTGATCGGCAGCGTCAGGGGCCTGATCCAGAAGGTGGACATCGAGCCGATCAACAAATCGAGAGGATCGCCGGTGCGGGTCACCTTGCACGGTGACCTCGCCCGGTTCGTTCTCCCGCAACACCCACCAGCTAGTGGGTGTGCGTTGGTGGTTGGAGGCGGGATCGAACCGCCGACCTGTGGGTTATGAAGCCGCCGCGCCCGACCCCTTAGACGATTGTTCTTCCTCGCCCTTTTCCGGACCCTTGGGCGATGCTCCGGGACTATTCCGGGAGAGCGCCGCAAGCCCGGCTTTCACGTCGTCCTCGATCGCGTGGGCGTAAACCATCGTCGACTTGATGTCGGCATGGCCCAGGAGGCGCTGCGCCAGACGAAGGTTGCCGGTCTCCCGCAGGATCTGCATGCCGCTGTGGTGGCGCAGGTCGTGGATGCCCCGCAGGCCCTTGGCGTCCTTCAGCCCGGATCGCTTCATCGCCCGGCGCATGGCGATAGCGGCTCCAGAGGGCTTGAGCGCCTTCAGGATGACCTTCCCGGCCGGCCCGCGTAGGCGCCGCTCGCGATACCAGACCGTTTCCAGCTTCGCGGCACGCGCCCGGCCAAGACGAGCCGATAGCATCGCCGCATCCTCGGGCAGCAGGGGGATGACGTGATCGTCGCCGCCCTTCCGATCTCGAAGGCGGACGCGGGCGTTGTTGATGTCGGCCACGTCGAGGTCGTCGAGCGAGAAGAACAGCTCCGACAGTCGACAGCCGTAGCGGGCGGCGAAGCGGATCAGGTCGTGCCAGTGGGGCAGAACCTCGGCCTCGACCCGCTCCAGCTCATCCCCGACGAGCTCCTTGGGCCGGGGCTTAGGCTCCTTGAGGCGCAGGGCCTCCCAGTCGATCTCCGGAAGCCTGGCGCCCCATGCCTTCCGTGCGCGGTTCAGGATCGGCCGGAGGGTGTCGATCATGTCCCGGTTCACCGTCGAGTTCGACGGCAGGTATTCCTTCGCCCCCTTGGCCTTGGACTTCACGATGCCCTGGCCGCGGCGTCGCTCGATGGCGGTGGCGATGTGGTTGGTGGTGATGTCGCAGATGCGTGTCCCTGCCCCCACGACGGCCATCATGCGCTCGATCCGGGCTTCCAGACGGGCGCCGCCCTTCAGCGTCGTGCCGCGCTCGGCCCACCAACGGCCGGCGGCCTCGTCCAGGGTCATCTGCGAGGCGTCATCCAGTTCGCCCGTCGCCGCCTTGGTGCGGATGCGGCGTTCGACCTCCTCGGCCTTGCGCTTCGTCTCCACGCCGGTCGAGCCGTGGTAGCGCCTGCCCTTGTATTGGAAGTCGTAGGCCCAGTACCGGCTGTTCTTCGGCAGGTAGACGGACATCAGGGATCGACGCGATAGACGCGCGCACTAGGTAGGCCTGGAGGGCAAACCTTGTCCTCGATCCTGTAGATCGCCTCGCGCAAGGGCTGGACAGGATCGGTGGCGTTCAGGATCTTGGCGACCGGAACGACTTCCTCTGCGAGCTTCTCCTCGCCGGTGCCGGGAGGCGGGTAGCCGCCTTCAATGATCACTGCTTCGGCGGTTCGACGGACGGGCCTAAAAGCTACGGCAGAATCCTTCATCTGGAACTCAGCGTCGTATATCGCGCCCTGGATAAGTTGGTCGTCGGTCATGTCCCTCAGCCTCCTAGCGTCCGGCCGTCTTCTTGCGCTGGCTGAACGGCACGACCTTGCTCTGGACGTGAACCGTCGGCCTCGGCTTCTCCTCGCGGACCGGGGCGTCAGCCTGCGTCAGATAACAGCGTATGTCACCCTCGGTGTAAGCGCGCCGCGCGCCGCGACGGACAGCACGGATCACGCCCTCCTCGGTCAGTTCGCGCAAGGTTCCGGCATCCATGCCCAGCAGCTTGGCGGCGGCCTGGGCGGTGATGATGCAGGCGTCAGCGAACGCCATCTGGATACGGCGCTCGGTGGCGGGGCCGATGGTGGCGACAGCGTCGTTAGCTGCGGTCATGGTGCCCCCCTTGTCAGGAAATAGAGGCGGGCGGACGAAGGGCCGTCAAAGGTCTCGTCCTCAGCAATGCGCTTGATCAGCCCCTCGGCCTGAGAGAGCCGGGCCAGAACGGTGTTGATGGCCGCCTCATCTTCGCGGCGCGCGCGGGCTTCGGCGGGCGTCTTCGACTTCGTCGACATAGCGCCGAACCAGATCGCCATCCGGCCCAGACGCTGGACGGCGAGGGCGAGTTTGTCGTTTGCGACGGTGGTCATTTCAGCACCTGATCGATCCAGGCGCTGACGTGCGCGGTCACGATCACCGCATCGCCGCCCGCCTCAACGCTGTTGCTGACCAGCAGGGCAATGTCTTTGTCGAAGCTCGGCTCTTCGGGGCGCAGGGCTGCGATGGCCGCGCGGGCGATCCTGATAGTGTCCGAAACCTGCTGCAGCATGCCGGGGTTGGTCTCGGCGTTCTCATAGGCGACGTCGACGAACTGCTGCCAGGTCGGGTAGCCCGGCACTTCGTCTCCATCGACGTTGTGGATCACCGCGCAGACCCGCTCGATCACGTCGAAGCTGGCGCGCTCTTCCGGCGTCATGTTGTCGTTGCGGTGTTCGGGTGCGCTGGGCTTTCCGCCCTCGATGACGCGGAAAGTCATGGCTTCCATCCTTGGCGGGTGTTGTGAAACTGGCCGCAGCGGCGGCAGGAGCCCCACAGGGCGCCGGGGCTGAGCGGGACGTGGCCGAGGAAGAAGCAGAGGAGCTGCCGAATCATCGCGTAGCGGCCTTGATGATGGCGTAGGTGCGCGGGCACTCTCGCGCGCCCCAGCGATTAATCGCTCCGTTCATCTGCTCCTCCTTGAAGGCAGCAGTCGCTTCATCCCAAACGCGCGCCAGCCGAGCCCAGATCACATCGTTTTGGCCGAGCCGATCAACCGCCTCTCGCGCCTCTGGCGCTGCCAAGACAAGCCGGTAGCAGCGTCCAAAGTCGCTGGTGTCGCGAGGATGATGGGGGTTGCGGACTGCGATGCCGCACGTCTCGCGGGCGAGGTCCTTGGACGATAGGCCCACGTCGTCGCTGAGCGCCCATAGGGCAACTGCAGCCTGTATCTCACGGAGCGATCTGGTCATGCGGAGAGCCTCAGCAGGAGTTCGCAGAAGCCCATGCTCCCGACGCCGATGGCGCCGCCCAGCACGATGAGCTTCCAGATGGGGGTGTTGTGGTGGGCTGGGTTCGACCAGGAGCGGCGGATCACTGGCCGCCCTCCGGCTGAGCCCCGCCGTCGCCCAGCGCATCACCCATGAAGAACTTGGCCACCAAAGGCGTGATCGGCAGGTCGAGAACCCGGATGGCGTTAGCGACAGCGGAGCGGATCAGGTTCGCCGCGTCGTCGGCATCGTCGGAGGCCCCGTGCTGGACGGCATGCAGCTGTCCCATCGCCGCGACCAGCTGGAAGGCGACGCCGCCCTTGCTCGCGGGGGTCATGCGCAGGGCGGCGCTGGGGATGGCCGACAGGTCGTGGTCAGCGCGGGAATAGGCCAAGATCTCCCTGGGGTGCAGGGCGGTCGCGTTGCTCGCGTCGTGCTTCTCGAACGTGCTGAGAGCGTCGAGCATCTCGCCCGAGAGATCCGCGACCGCGCAACCGGCGGGCAGCGGCGCCGGGATACGGCCCATGCGCCGCGCGTCCTGCACAACCTGCTCCGCAAAGCTCAGAGCGTCGCGCTCGCCGGTCCACTCTTGGCTGAAGACCTGAGCCTTGAATGCAAGAGCTTCAGGCGTCTCGGCCGGCGTCGAGATGAGTGTTGCGACCGCTTCGTTGACCGCCCGCAGCGCAGCATCCTCTTCAGTTCGAAGCGCGACCAGCCCCAGTTCCTCCCCGAGGGCGGTCCGGTCCTTCTGGAACTGCAGGAAGACCGCCGCCTTGTCTGCCGCTTCTTCTGGGGTGAGCTTGGGATCGTCACCCCACGGCGCATGGACCGCCTGCTCGATGGACTGGACCGAAAGGTAATACCGGCGATCAGGGCCAGATCGTCGCAAGGCGTCGGGCCAAGGGCGGCGCTGACCCAGCTCAGCTTCAGCCGAACTCAGGGCGGCTTGGGCCGCCTCAGAACGCCGCGCGGCAGCGAGATAGGCGTCGCGGGCGGCGTCCCATTCAGGCGACGCCCCGTCGCGATCCGCCCAGTCCTTGATAGCGACGTAAGCCGCGAGCAGACCATCACGCGCATCGTCGTGGTTCAGGTCTGTGACCGCTTGTTCGCCGCAGGAAAGGACATAGGCGCCGATCCGCTTGACCATCGACGCGGGCTCGGCAGGGGGCAGGAACAGCAGGCGGTGGCCGAGGTCGCCGACGCGCTTATGCTCAGCGTGCCAGGCCTCAAACTCGGCCGTCTCGTCGTCACCCCGCGCATCGACAGCGCAGCACTCGTCCCAGAGCGCGGTAAGGCGTGGCTGCGCGTCCTCAATCGCCTGGATCAAGTCGCCCTCAGACATGGCGATGATCTCAGGTGAATCGTCAGGGGCGGCGGCATCGAAGGTCGCGACAGCCTCAGCGGCGTTCACGGCGTTTCGGGCAGCAGTCATCGCTCCCGCGCCGGTAGTGATAATCGGTTTTGTAATGGTGGCGCTCATCACGTAGCCGCCCTCTGCGAGGCGCGACGCGCCTTGAGGTTTCTCAGAGCCGTGGCGACCCCATCCGCGTTCACCGCAAGGGAGTGGACGCGATAGCTGATGCCGGGCGCGCGCCTCTCAGCTGCTTCCAGCCAGTTGAGCAGCCGAATGCCTTCATCGAGCACGGCGTCGGGCATGAGGTAAGCAAAGCTGCTTCCGCTCTCGCAGCGGATGTCGCAGCCAGCGCGACGATACGCGGACAGCCATTGCCGCTCTTCCCAAAGAGCTGGGCGTGGTTCTTTCCCGAAGTAGGGGAACAGATCCAGACCGACCAGCGCCAGGCGGCGTGCTTCGCGTAGATCGGCCTGGGAAGGCTTCGCCACGACCGGGATGCCAGCGGCTAGATCCGTTTCAAAATCGGTAGGCGGCAAATCCGCACGCGCTTCAGTGTTGGCAAAAGCCTGCATGGCGTTCTCCTCGGTGTGCGCGAACGATGACAAAGTGTGCTCATTGATGCAAGCACATTTTGTGCTTTCCTTGCTTGGGGCGTTTCTTCGAGACGCCATTATCGGTCGCAGAGCTACCCGCGGTCGTTGACTCTTCACTCCCCTAAAGGCCCCTTGCGGTAGTGAAGGAGTGGCCATGCAGACCATCTATCGTGTGCAGACTTACCGCCGTCAGGGTCGACGCCTGGAGGCCGGGCAAATGCATCAGTTCGCCGATGAGGCAGCAGCGAGAGCCGCTGGGATTTCATTGTCTGGCAAGGCGGCGGGGGTCGTCGTCTATGCAATCAGTGGGGAACCAGAAGCCGACTTTTGGGACGAGCCGATGTTGCTGTCTCGGCATGGAGTCGCTCCTGAAGATCGGGAGGTCTGAATGGGATTTCTGTCGAAGCTGTTCGGGTCGCCATCGAAGCCAGCCGCGCCATCTCCGATCTCGGCATGGAGCGTAGACTTTGTGGTCGTCGACGTTGAAACAGCCTGCTCTCGCTCCAGCAGCATTTGCCAGATCGGGATCGTAGGCTTCCGCGAGGGCAAGGAGGTCGAGGCATTCGAAACCCTCGTTGATCCGCGCGACGAGTTCGATGATTTCAACGTCCGCCTTCACGGGATCGGTCCGAACCACGTCCGAGGCCGACCGACATTCTCCGCTCTTCACTCCGTCGTAAACGCGCGCCTCGGCGGTCAGATCACCGTGGCTCATTCGAGCTTCGATAAAGGCGCGCTTGCGTCGGCCTGCGAGCGCCACGCTCTACCGAACATTTCAACTACATGGCTTGATAGCGTCATGGTTGCGCGAAGGGCCTGGCCTGAGCTGTCCAGTCACCGGCTGAACCTCCTGGCGGACTATCTTGGGATAGAGCATCGACACCACGACGCGCTCAGCGATGCGCGCGCTGCCGGGATGGTGATCGTGAAGGCAATTGATCACACCGGCCTAAGCCTAGCCGACTGGCTGACGCCGCGCGCTCACGTGGTGCCTTCTCTCAAGCGCGCAGGCGGGGCGGGACCGCTCGCTGGGCACAGCGTGTCATTTACAGGCGAGTTTTCAGTAACCAAGGCAGAACTCGCCGACCAACTGGCGGCCGCTGGTGCTGCGACGACCCCTGGGCCGACGAGGAAGACGACGATTTTCGTGGTCGGACAGCAGGACCCAGCGTCGCTGGCCGGGAAGGCAAAAAGCAACAAGCACCTCAAGGCCGAAATGCTTCTTGCCTCTGGCCAGCACATCCAGATTGTGGACGAGGCCGGCCTTCGAAAGCTGATGTCTTAGCGCGGCCGCATGTTGGTGACGACCGCGGCCCACTCCACAGTCTGGTCCGTCAGGGTGGGCTCGTTGCTATTACTGTCGAGATGGAAAAGGCCGTTGGCTGCGGGACGCAGGCGCTTAACCAGCACCCTCCCGTCGGCCAGGCCCACGACACAGAGCCTGTTGAACATGTCGGGTGTCACTGGCGAGCGCACATCGTCGTAGAAGACCAGCCAGTTGTCCAGCACAGGACCCAAGCTGTCGCCGCGGATTTCCGCAGCCACCGTCTTGGGACCAGCATTGTCGGGAGCAGCCACGTAGTCGAGGTTGCCCTGCCCTTCCGAATACAAGACCGCCGCCGATCCGGCGGCCACGTAGCCGACGACTGGAACTTGCCGATGTTCTGCGTCAGCCCCGCTCATCTCGAGCTCTGAGGGTTTCATGAGCAGGGCGAGCGCGACTCGCTCCACGTCCGCTCTGGTGGGCTCCGTCCTATTCCGCTCCCACGACGATATCGTCGTCTGCGCCGTCCCAACGGCTAGGGCTAGCGCTCTTTGCGACATTCCTTTGGCCTGCCTGGCCCGAGCGATGCGATCCCCGATCTTCATGGCGGGAACGTGCCGCTGCACACTGGCGGCGTCTAACGACAATATGTGCTTGTCACAAGCACGCTTTGTGCTCATTATGGCCTCATGCGAAGCCATAGCCAGATTGTTCGAGATTTCGGCGCCGCCGGTCTTCACCGGGCCTTGCGTGCTCGGGGCCATGTTATTCATCCGTCGACTCCGCAGCGGTGGGCTGAACGAAACTCCATCCCCGGGGGATTTTGGGCCGACTTCGTCGATATCGGCGCCTCAACGCTGAAAGAACTGGCCGACGCCGCCCGCCAGGGGGCGGGCTGTGGCGACCGTCAGCGCGAAACCGACCGCGGGGCCGCCTGATGCAACGCCCCTCTCGCCTTCTCCCGCTGCTCCTGAGCCAGACGCCACCACTTCGGGTCGCGCGTCTCCCGCGCCGCGACGCTGCAGGCTCCGGCCGCAACTCCATGGCGGATCGCCCGCAAGATTTCTGCGGACGGCTCCGGTCCGCTGTTCGCCCTGTCCAACATCTCAACCTCCAATCCTGTGAGGCGACATTCGGCCAACGCCGGTCGCCCGTCACCTTGCATGCACAAGGCTCTTGGCAATGAACGACTTCTCCCCCGCTCTTCTGAAGGCGCACTTCGGCCAGCTGGTCGACGCCGTCGGCACCCAAGAAGCGGCCGCCGCATTCCTCGGCGTCAGCCGTCAGCGCGTCGGCCAGTTGATCAGCACGGCGAACAACGACCTGCCGACCTGGGCGCAGGTGTGGAAGCTGGAAAAGGTGACGGGACAATCGCTGGTCTTCGGCGCGTTCGGTCGCATGACGGCGGGCGAAGAGGCCCACACCGGCGCCCTAACCGCTGCAGTCGAAAGCACCGCCACGGCGACCCGCGCCCTTCAGGCCGTCCACGCGGCCAAGGCCGATGGCGTCATCGAGCAACACGAGGTCGAGGCTGTGCGCGACGCGGCGCGAGACAACCTGATCGCCGCCCAGCGCCAATACGACGAGAGCATGCGCTTGCGCTCGACAGCGGGAGCTGATGCATGATCCAGATCGACCGGATCACGACCTTCGACCGCGTCCGTCAGGCGGATCGCAAGCAGGTTGAAGCCTTGGCGGAAAGCATCCGCGAGGTCGGGCTGCTCAACCCCATCGCGGTGGCGCCGGATGGCGAGGGCTATGCCCTGATCGCCGGGATGCACCGGCTGGAAGCTGCGCGCCTGCTCGGCTGGACGGAAATCCCGGCCACCGTGCTGGCGCTGGATCAGCATCGCCGGATCATCGCCGAGTGCGACGAAAACCTGTGCGCGCCGTCCCTGACGCCCGCCGAACGCGCTGAGTTCACGCGCCGCCGTAAGGCTGCATATGAGGCGCTGCACCCGGAGACGCGGGCTGATGCGCCAAAGGGCAATCAATATGCTTCTCGCCAAGTTGGCGACAAGCAACCGGCGCCCCGCTTCACCGCCGATACCGCCGCCGCCACGGGCCAATCTGAGCGGGCCGTTCAGCGCGACGCCGAGCGGGGCGAGAAGGTCTCTGACGAAGCTCTGGCGCTGATCAAGGGGACCCGCCTCGACACCGGGCGCTACCTCGACAGCATCAAGAACCTGTCGCCCGCGGATCAGGTGGCGAAGGTGGAAGCGGACCTGACACCGCCCTCTGAAGGCGTCGAAAAACGGGACACGCACCCCGCCGAACCTGTCGAGCCCATCGACCCCGCCGAAGCCAAGGCTCGTCGCGAGATCGCCCAACTCCCCGACGAGGCCAAGGTCGACGAGATCGTCGGCCTACGCGCTGAAGTCATCGACCTCCGCAAAGCGGTCAAGGAACATAAAGCCAACACCGCCAGGCTGAAAACCCAGTTGAAGGGCCACGAGGGCGACAAGGACGACACGATCCGGGCGCTCCAAAGGAAGCTGGACCACGCGAACAGCGAGATGTTCCGCGCCAAGGAGGAGGCTGCGCGCGTCCTTCGCCACAACCACGTCCTGAAGAAGGAAATCGACAAGCTCAAGGCTGAGATCGAGAACCAGGTGTTCCAGCTTTGAGCATCGTCGAGCGCATCAGAGCCCATGGCGGCGAGGTCGGACGGGACCGCTGGAACATCAGCCTCCGCAAGGGACGGCTGGATGCGACGGCGCTCGCCTGGATCGCGAAGCACCGGGGCCAGCTGATGCGCGAGATCTGGCCTGAATACGACGCCTTCGAAGAGCGCGCCGCCATCATGGAGTACGACGGCGGGCTGCCCCGACAGGAGGCTGAGCGCGCCGCATACCGGGAGGTGTGCGGATGCTGACGTTCGTCGACGCCAGGGAGATTGCTCTGCGGCCCTATCAGGGATCGGTGGTTGAGCGGCTGCGCGAGAAAATCCGGCAGCGCATCAAGCGGCTGATCCTGTGCGCCACGACCGGCGCGGGGAAGACGCTGATCTCGGCTTACCTGATCAAAGAGGCGGCGAAGAAGGGCAGCTATGTGCTGTTCATCGTCGACCGCGTCGCCCTCGTGGAGCAGACCAGCGCCGTCTTCGATGAATACGGTATCCCCCACGGCATCGTACAGGGCATCCACCAACGGTGGGCGCCGCGCGAAAACGTGCAGGTCTGTTCGGCCCAGACGCTCGCTCGCCGCAGCCTGCCGCGCGACCCCGACCTGATCATCGTCGATGAGGCACACTGCCAGTTCAAGGCCACGATCGAGTTCATGAACCGCTATCCAAACGCGGTGAAGATCGGCCTGACGGCCACCCCGTTCACCAAGGGCATGGGCCAGCACTGGGACGGCATGGTCAACGCGGTTTCGACCCGTCAGTTGATCAACGACGGCTTCCTGGTCGAGCCCAAGATTTTCGTCGCCAAGAGCCCCGGCGACAGCGAGCTGGGTCGCAACAGCTTCGGCGAGTTCAGTGACCAAAGCGCCGCAGACGCCGGGATCAAGATCGTCGGCGACGTGGTTCAGGAATGGATCGCCAAGACGCGCGAGCACTTCGGCGGGCCGGTGAAGACCATCGTATTTAGCCCGACAGTCGAGCATGGGCGCGAGCTATGCGCCGCCTTCGCCGCCGCCGGGTTCAACTTCCAGCAGATCAGCTATCTCGACGACGAGGACGAGCGGATGGAGCGGATCGCCGAGTTCCGCCGCCCCGACAGCTTGATCCACGGCCTGATTTCCTGCGGCGTCCTGACCAAGGGTTTCGACGTGCCCGACGTTCGGGTCGGCATCTCCTGCAAGCCCTATCGCAAGAGCCTCTCCAGCCACATGCAGGAGATCGGCCGCGTGATGCGATCGCATCCCGGTAAGGACGTGGCCCTTTGGCTCGATCACTCGGGCAACTTCGAGCGGTTCGCCCTGGACATGTACGACGTCTGGGAGAACGGGGCGGGCGAACTGGATAAGGCCGAGAAGCGCGACAGCGTGGCCCGGGAGCGGAACCAGAAGGCCAGAGAAAAGGTCGTCTGCCCCGAATGCTCAGGCGCCCTGCGCGGCACGACCTGCACCGCCTGCGGCTGGGAGAAGCCCGCGCGGTCGGGCATCCAGGCCGTCGAGGGCGAACTGCGCGAATTTGATGCGGGCGCGATGGGGATGGAGGCGCGTCCGGGGCTTCGCGCCGAATGCCTGAAGAACCCCAAGGCGGTGTATAACGCTGCGCTCTGCTACAGTATCGACCAAAGCCGCAGCGGTGACTGTGAGGCCGCCCGGAAGCGCGCATATGCCATCTGGCGCGGGGTCTACCCGAGCAGCAAGCCGCCCTATCACTGGTTCGACATGGCGACGGTCGCTCCCGACGCCGGAGCCTATGCGCTGGTGGATCGCGAGGTCCTGCGGTTCCGCAAGCAGAGCAAGATGCGGAGGGCTGCATGACCCTGTCGCTGACGGAAGCGCTGCATCAGGCCTGTGCGGTGGTAGGCATCGAGCCGCCCAAGCGTCGGCTGTCCCCGGGCCAGTGGGTGCGCACGGACACCAAGGGCAAGAACGGCCGCGACGACGCCGCCGTCCTGATCTTCGACGACGAGAACGGCGGCATGGTCTGGAACCACCAGACCGGCGCCAATCACCGCTTCAGCCTTGCCGGGTCTGGCCAGGTGCGCCGCGATCCCGAAGCTGAACGCCGTGCCCGCCGTCGCGAGGCCGCCCGGCTAGCCGAGCAGCAAGAGGTCGAGCGGATCTGCGCGGCCATCGTGCGCGGCTGCCGCCAAGACAAGCATCCCTATCTGGAGAAGAAGGGCTTCCCTGACGAGCTGGGGCTGGTCTGCGACGTGCCCAGCAAGTTCTTCCCTGAGACGCCCTTCGGCGAAGCCCTGGCCAAGGCTCTGCCGGGCATCGGCCCCTTCCTGATCGTTCCCGGCCGCATCGGCGGCAAGGTTACGACGGTGCAGTTCATCACCGCCGACGGGGCGAAGAAGAACATCCTGCGCGGAGCCCAGGGCGGCGCCAGCCACAGGATCGCCACAGGGCGCGATACGTGGGTGTGCGAGGGCATCGCCACGGCCCTGAGCGTCAGGGCGGCCCTGCGGCTCCTGGGGGTGTCTGCGACCGTTCTGAGCGCCTTCTCGGCCTCTAACGTGGAGAAGGTGGCTGCGGGCATCCCTGGCGCTCGCATCGCGGCTGACCACGACGCCCCGAACCCGCATCTCGAGGGCAAGGGCGCAGGCGAGTTCTATGCGCGCCGCTCGGGCTGCGCATGGACCATGCCGCCGTCCATCGGCGACTTTAACGACATGCACATGGAGCGCGGTCTGAGGGCCGTCGCACTGCATCTCAGGGAGGCGCTGGGATGACGTGATGCAGGATCATTTCGCGATGTGTTTCTCGCGAGCAATCAGGCGACGGCTAGGGCCGAAACCTGATCGGCATGGGGATGGTAAGGCCCCGGTGTGCGCGCCGAAAGCGCACGAGATAGGCCCTCTGCAAGTAGCACCCGCTCTGATGTGTGGCGGAAGCGAACGGGTCACGAAACACCAGCCGCCTTACCCACACAGGACGCACCCGCAAGAGGTGCAGCCGCGTACGTCTCGCCATCGAATGACGTGCAATGCGGTGCCGCCAGGTCTCCGGAAGGAGAGCGAAGCGACGGCCATGGATCGACAGCCTGACCCCGATCCAGCGCAGACCAGCGCGAGCCGATTTGATGGAGTGTTACTGCGTGTCCCAGATGACCCTCAGTTCAGAAACACACTTCGTCCCATAGCAGGGCGAAGTGTGCCCAGCGGAACCCGAGAGCCCTAGTTCAGAAACTAGTTCAACAAGGAAAGGAGAGCAGTAGTGGTCGCTAAGAAGAAGCTCAGCCGGAAGGAGCGTGAAGCTTCACGCGAAGAGGCTGCTCGGCGGTTTGACGAAATCGCCTCCCTCGTCAGCGAGGCCAGAAAGAACGACGAGATTGGATCGCATTACAGCCTTTGGATCGACCAACACCGGCGCGTCGAGTGGTGGCCTGGAGCTCAGCACTGGCGTTGCAGCACCCAGACGGATCACTTCGGCCCAATGGATGATTTGCTGACGTGGCTTCGGTCTGAGACCGCTCCAGGCCGGAGCATTTGACCTGATGGTCGAGCGCATCACGCTCATGCAGCAGTACGCCGTGAACGAGCAGCGGCGCCGGGGGAGAACGGACCGTCAGATCGAGAAGATCGTCGGCCTTCCCCACGGCATCCTCTCTCGCCGCTTCATCGTCGTCGACGACCGCGACCCCCTCCCCCGGCGAGGCCCCAGCGCCAGCCCCCGCACCCTTCACCGATACACCCTGTTCTGAAAGGCCCTCCCCTCATGGGCAAAGCCACCAAACCCCGCCTGAACCCCCGCTCCAAGGGCGGTCGCCCCCGTCAGCAGGGCGAGCGCACCAAGGGCGGACGCCTGAAGCACGCCCCGAACGAACGCGTCCTGCAGATGCGGGCCATCTTCGGCGTCGACCACATCGGCCAGGCCTTCTCCCCCATCCAGATCGCGCTGAGGAACGGCTGGCTGAGCGAAGCCGACTGCCGAACCGCCGCCGAGTTCGCATCGCTTTACGCCGCCGCCGGTATGGGTCGCAGCAGCATCAGCCTGTCGGCTGGCATGGAGGTGAAGCCGGGAGCGGATACGTCGGGCGATGTGACCGCCGCGTCGTTCTTCGCCACCCTGCCGGATCGTGAGGTCGCCGAGATCTGGGACGCTGTGTTCACCGACGATGGCGGCCCTGCTCTGGGTCGAGAAGAGGCCGCAGCCCGCGCCATGAAGCGCTGGAAGCTGGCCTGCGCCGCCATGTCGCCCGATCAGCGCGAAGAGGTGCACAACGTCTGCATCCTCGACAGCTTCCCGCAGTGGATCATCCAGCGGGCGCACGGGCACATGGAGACGAGCTGGGAGAGGAAGCGCGACCTGCTGATCGCCGGTCTACGCGCTATTCGGGCAGAGCTTCATCCGCCCAAGGGGAAGCCGGAGAAGCAGCCGGAAACAGCGGTCGCGTCTCCCCGTCCCCGAGCCCAGGTCGAGCGCACGGTCTATGTCGATGAAGACGGCGAACCCCTGTTGGAGGTCGAGCGCGTCGTCCGTCGACCAGCGGCTTGACAGGCGGATCGAATAGGAAGATAAGCCTAGGTGCAGTTATGTCAGGGTGGCACGAAATCCTGACCGAGAGACCCCGGAGCATCATGCGGCCGGGGTTCTTCGTATCCGGCTCCCTTAAGGGCGAGAGGGCGGCAGGCTTAGGGTTGGGGGTTCCCGGCCGGGTCGGCCGTCTGCCCCCTTGGGCACACCATCATCATGATCATCAGGAGCTCCGGACCAATGATCGGGAACACCGAAGACTTCCTCGTGCGCGCTGCTGATGCTGAGGCCAAGCCCATCGAGACCCTGACGGTCAAGCTGGCTGTGGACAGCGAGGCGTTTGAAGGCGCGATCAAAGCCGCTCTCGCAGAGGCCGGGCGTTCAATCGTGGGGGATCGCCCCATCACCATCATCTCCAGTCGGAAGGGCCTCGCCGTCAGTGTCGGCGGCCGACACATCGGCTTTGTAGCGGGCCAGGATAGCAGCACCCTGCACATCGCTGTTCCCCATGGCCTGACGAAAACCGTTGGCCCGTCGTCCTGACCGCATCGCCGCCCAAGGCACCCAGCGCCTAAGAGGCCGCAGAGGCGTAGAGCAACGCAAGCGCCGCCTCGCCGCCGAGCCCCTGTGCAGGGATTGCATGGCCAAGGGGATCATCACCGCCTCGACGGTGCCCGACCACATCATCCCGCTGAGCCAGAACGGCCGAGACACCGACGACAACATCCGCTGCCTATGCGCGGACTGCCACACCATCAGGACGAGAGAGCAGTTCGGCCAGCGCCAGGTCAGCCCTGTGGGCGTGGATGGCCGGCCGCTCGACCCGAACCACCCGTGGAACCAGCCCCGCCCGGCCTGACCGAGCCTGATGCGACCGGATCGCAGGAGGGAGGGGGGCATGTCGAAGTCTGGAGCCTTTGCCTCGGACACCGGCGGCCAAGGTCCGTTCGCACCGAAATGGATTTTCAAACAGAAAAGTTGGGGGCACCCCGTAGGGGTGATGCTGCATGAACGTAGTGCCGGGGACGGGCGACATCGTGCCGGAGCCGCACTGGCGCATGCTCCTGACGGATGACCTGGAGGTCGAGGCCGCTGGTGAACACTGGCGCCGGATCACCGCGGAGATGCGCGAGAGGGGCATCCTGTCGCCGTCGAACGGCCACGCGATCCAGCGGCTGGTTCTGGCCTACGTGATCTTCGATCGTTGCTCGCGTGAAGTCGCGGAGCATGGGGCTGTGTCGAAGCCGAAGCGGGGCAACCCCAAGGCCATCGCGCGGATCAGCCCACACTTCACAGCCATGCGGGAGGCCGGGTCGGACGCCGAGCGTCTGGAAGCAGAGCTGGGCCTGTCGCCGCGCCGCCGGGCCGCTGCCGCGAAGGTCGAGAAGAAGGCGAGGACCGCCCGTGCCTCCGACGCGTATCTCACAGTCGCCAAGTGACCCGACGAGCCGGTGGGCTGCTGATGTCGTCGCCGGCCGGATCGTTTCAGGGGAACTGGCCCAACAAGCCGCCGAGCGTCACCTTCGCGACCTGAAGGACGGGGCGAAGCGTGGGCTTTACTTCGACGAGGCGGCGGCGGCGCGCGCCCTGGGGTTCTTCCCCGCGGTGCTGTCGATCACGGCCGGCGCGATGGAGGGCAAACCCTTCACGCTGCTGCCCTGGCACCAGTTCACGGTCGGGTCGCTGTTCGGCTGGAAGATGCAGAGCGGCCGGCTTCGGTTCCGGCAGGCGTGGCTCGAGACGGGAAAGGGGCAGGCGAAGTCGCCACTGATGGCCGGCATCGGCCTCTACCTGATGGGCTGGCACGGGGTGAAGCGCTCCGAGGTCTATGCGATCGGGCAGGATCGGGCGACGGCCAACGTGCTGTTCAAGGACGGCGTGGCCATGTGCCGGGCCAACATCCCGGACACGCCGGAGGATGAAACCGACAGTCTCGTCAGCCGGGGCGAGGCGATTATCCGAGGCGAAGGCGACAACGCCTGGAAGATCGAGCACCCGGAGACCGGATCAAAGTTTCAGTCGCTGGCGAACGGCGAGGCGATCTCGGGCCCCAGGCCGACGGCGGTGCTGGCCGACGAGATCCACGAGTTCAAGTCGGGCGCTTCGATCGAGACCTGGCAGCGCGCCATCGCGAAGATGCCGGGCGACGCCATGATGCTCTTGGGGACCAACACCCCGGCGACAACGCAGATTGTGGGCACGGCCTACAGCGACTTCTTCCAGAAGGTGCTCAAGGGCGACGTGAAGGATGACGAGGCTTTCGCCTTCATCGCCCGCGTCGACAAGGCGGATCGGGAGACGATCTTCGACAACGAGGCGGCGTGGGTGAAGTCCCTGCCCGCCCTCGGCATCACCTTCCCTGTCGAGAACATCCGCGGCGAGGTCAACACGGCGAAGGTGCGGCTTTCGACGGCCATGTCGGTGCGGCGCCTCTACTTCGGCATCCCGACCGGCGCCGTCGACTTCTGGATCGATGAGGCGGCCTGGGCGGCGGTCCAGGGCGAGGTGAACCCGGACGACTTCAGGGGCTGCCCCTGCTGGCTATCGCTGGACCTGTCGAAGAAGAACGACCTGACCGCCCTGACGGCGATCTGGCTTAAGGACGGGAAGCTCTACGCCAAGACCTGGTACTGGACCACGCGGGACGGACTGGCGGATCGGGCCAAGGAAGACGGCGCGCCCTACGAAGAGTGGGTTGAGGCTGTCCACCTCACAGCTGTGCCGGGCGCGGTGATCGACAAGACCTTCGCGGCCGCCGAAGTCGCCCAGCTCGTCGCCGAACACGACGTCCAGTTCCTGGCCTTCGACCCGGCCGGCATCGCCGACTTCATCGACGCCTGCGACGACATCGGCTTTCCGGTGTGGCGCTGGAAAGGGCCGGACGAGCCGGAGGGCGAGGGCCTGAAGCTGATCGCGCACGGCCAGGGCAAACGGGTCGTGTTCGAGGATCGACAACTCTGCATGCCTCGCTCGGTCGAGCGGCTTGAGGACGCGATCCTGACGAAGGCCATCACGGTGGACGCATCCCCTGTGACCTACATGTGCGCGGCGAACGCGGCGCTGGACCACGACGGGCAGAACAACCGGGCCTTCGACAAGAAGCGCTCACGGGGTCGGATCGACGGCCTTGTCACCTTGGCGATGGCGACCGGCGCCGCGCTGTATGCCGAGAAGAAGGAGGCGGGATGGAACGACTACCTCGCCAGCCTGGGGGTGCCGGCTTGATGCTTCGGGCGCTTTGGCCGTTCAGCGCCAAGGGCGACACGCGTGAAAGGTTGTCGCTGACTGAGCAACGCAGCCGCGTCGGCGACATCGACGCGGGCGTGCCGGTCAACGAGACGACGGTGCTGAACCTCTCGGCGGCGTGGGCCTGCGTCAACCTGCTGGCAGGTACGATCGCCTCGCTGCCGTTGATGGTTTACCGCACCGACGCCAAGGGCGACCGGACCGTGGCCAAGGACCATCCGCTGTATCGGGTTCTCCACGACAGTCCGAACCTGGATCAGACCGCCATGGACTTCTTCGAGGGCGGGGTCGCCGCTCTCGAACTGCGGGGCAACATGCATGCCCGGATCGGCAGGCTGGGCGACCGGATCGTCAGCCTGTCCCCCATAGCCAGGCCGTCGGTCCGTCGGACATCATCCGGCGTCCTGCGTTACAGCTGGAGCGAGGACGGCAAGCATTACGACGAGGCCGCCGAGAATATCCTGCACGTGCGGGGCTTCGGCGGATCTCCGCTCGGCGGCCTATCGACCATCGCCTTCGGCCGGCAGGTCTTCGGGGTCTCTTCAGCCGCGAACCTGAGCGCGGCCCGGACGTTCAGAAACGGCGCCCGTCCCGGCATCATTCTTTCCTTCAAGGAGTGGCTGAAGAAGGAACAGCGCGAACCGCTTGAGAAGGCGCTGGAAGACAAGTTCACCGGCGCAATCAACGATGGGCGGCCCTTCATCGCGGAGGGCGGCACGACGGTTCAGACGCTCGGCTTCTCTCCCGAAGACACCCAGCTCCTGGCATCGCGTGGCTTCGGCGTTGAAGAGGTCTGCCGCTTCTTCGGCGTGCCGCCGCATATGGTCGGCCACACCGAGAAATCCACCTCCTGGGGGACGGGCCTGAAGGACCAGACCGAAGGCTTCGTGAAGTTCGCCCTGCGCAAGCGCCTGAAACGCATTGAGCAGGCCATCATGAAGCAGTTGCTCACCCCGGCGGACCGCGCGGCGGGCATCGTGGTCGAGTTCAACCTAGAGGGCCTTCTTCGGGGCGACAGCGAGGGTCGCGCGGCCTTCTATGAGTCCGGCCTGCGCAACGGCTGGACCACCATCAACGAGGTGCGCCGTCGTGAGGGGCTGCCTCCGGTGGAAGGCGGCGATGTCCCGCGCATGCAGATGCAGAACGTCCCCATCACCATGCAGATGCCCGGCAAGCCGATTGGCGACATGCCGGCGCTGACGGCCGAGTAGGAGGCCTCCCAGGATGCAGACCAAGGACTTCGACCTCGACCTCAAGGAGGTCGGGGATGACGGCACGTTCGCCGGATACGGCTCGATCTTCGGCAACGCCGACAGCTACGGCGAGATCGTCGAGCCCGGCGCGTTCGCCGCCAGCCTGCGCGCGCACGCCAAGGCCAAGACCATGCCGATGATGCTGTGGCAGCACGACACCTGGCAGCCCATTGGCGTCTGGACGCTAATGGAAGAAGACCAGCGCGGCCTCCGGTGCGAAGGGCGTCTGCTCCTTGGCGTGAAGCAAGCCGACGAAGCCCACATCATGCTGAAGGCTGGCGCCATTCGCGGCCTGTCGATCGGCTACCGCGAACTGGCCGCCGAGCCTGACGGCAACAACCGGCGCCTGAAGAAGCTGGACCTGCGAGAGGTCAGCATCGTGTCGTTCCCGGCGAACGACAAGGCGACGGTCACGTCTGTGAAGGCAGAGCGCGCCGCCGATTTCGTGCGGCGACTGCGCGACGGCGATCCGCCCAGCACCAAAGAGTTCGAGGACATCCTGGGTGATCTAGGGGTCCCGAAAGCCCTGCGGGCAGGCATTGCCTCCCACGGGTACGCCAAGGCCATCCGGAGTGAGTCCGGGGGCATCGATCCAGCCGTCAAATCAGCCATGACCGACCTGCGGGCGGCGCTGGACGGCTTCCTCAACCCCCGGACCTGATGGAGACCCCAATGTCCGAAGCTCAAGAAATGGAAACGCTCGTCAAGGACCTGAAGCAGGCCGCCGACGACGTGAAGAAGGTCGCGGAGACCACCCAGACCGAAGTCAAGAACCTGGGCAAGGTGACCGACGAGACCAAGCAGAAGGCCGACGAGGCGCTGGTCAAGCACAACGAAATCAGCGAGCGCCTGTCGGTCATCGAACAGAAGATGACCCAGCCCGACGGCCGCGACGACGAACGCCAGAAGTCGGCCGGTCAGATGGTCGCCGAGAGTGACGAGCTGAAGAGCTTCATCGCCGGCGGCGGCAAGGGCCGGGTCAGCATCGCAGTCAAGGCGATCATCTCGTCGCTGACGACTGACGCCAACGGTTCGGCCGGCGACCTGATCGTGCCCCAACGCGTGGACGGCATCATCACACCCGCTCAGCGCCGCATGACCATCCGCGACCTGCTGACGCCGGGTAACACCGCGTCGAACGCCATCCAGTACGTGAAGGAAACCGGCTTCACGAACAACGCTTCGACGGTGTCGGAAACCTCCGGCTCGACGAAGCCGCAGTCGGAGATCAAATTCGACATCGTCACCACGCCCGTCACGACCATCGCCCACTGGGTGCTGGCGACGAAGCAGATCCTGGACGACGTGCCGCAACTGCGGTCCTACATCGACGGGCGCCTGCGCTACGGCCTGGAGTACGTCGAGGAAGGCCAGATGCTGAACGGCGGCGGCACCGGCACCGACCTGAACGGCATCTACACCCAGGCCACGGCGTACTCGGCTCCGACGACCCTGCCGGCGCCGGTCACCAGCATTGACGTTCTGCGTCTGGCGATGCTGCAGGCCTTCCTGGCTGAGCTGCCCCCGACGGGTCACGTCCTGCACCCGACCAACTGGGCCGAGATCGAGCTGGTCAAGGATACGACCGGCCGTCACATCATCGGCAACCCGGTCAACGGCGGCCCGTCCACCCTGTGGCGCCTGCCTGTGGTCGAGACCCCGGCCATGACGGTCGGGAAGTTCCTGACCGGCGCCTTCAAGCTGGGCGCGCAGATCTTCGACCGGGAAGAGGCCAACGTCGAAATCTCGACCGAGGACAGCGACAACTTCCGCAAGAACCTGGTCACGATCCGCGCCGAGGAACGTCTGGCCTTGGCCGTCTACCGCCCGGAAGCCTTCATCAAGGGCGACCTGGCTGCGGCCATCACCGCTTCGACCGCCACCGGCGGCTGATGCTGAGCGCCCCGGCTTCGGCCGGGGCCTCTTTTCCCGAGCGGCCGATCAGCGGCCGTTCCGGCAAGGAGAACACCGATGAAACTCTATGCTCTCGATACCGTGCAGATCACGTCCGTGAAGACGCCCGACCCCCTGCTGGCCGGCGAGGCGTTCGACGTCGATGACGAGGCCCTGGCGAAACAGCTTGTGGACCGCGGCTTGGCTAGCGAGAAAGCGCCCGGCGAGAAAGCCGCGCCGCCGCCGAAGAACAAGGCTGAGCCCGCGCCTGCGAACAAGGCGGCACCGAAGCCGGCTAACAAGGCGGACGCCTGATGCTGAACGTCGTCGTCCTGACGGCCGGCCCGCTCTTCGACCTGGCCGAGGCCAAGCAGCACCTGCGCGTCGACCATGATGACGACGACACCCTGATCGAGGGCTACGCGGACGCGGCCGTGCTGTCCTGCCTGGACTTCTGCGACCGCAAATTGGTCCCGCAGGGCGCCGAGCCTGTCTTCAAGGCCGCCGCGCTTCTGCAAATGGCCGGGCTCTTCAACTCGCGGGAGGCGATCATCACCGGCGCCACGGTGCAGTTGAACCCGGCGGTCGAGAACCTGCTGCGCCCCTACCGCATCATTCGAGTCTGAGGAGACCCGCCATGCGCGTTCGCTTTTTGAAAGATCGCCTCTGGACGCCGCCTGAGGATCGGCGCCTGACCGTGGCCTACAAGGCTGGGATGGAAGAGACCGTGAAGCGGTCGTGGGGCGAGCAGATGGTGCGCGATGGCGCGGCCGTCGAGATCGAGGCTCCGCCGCGCGCGACTGACGAACCCGGTTCGTCTCCGGCGCTCAAGCGTGTGAAGGCGACTGCCTGATGAGTGTCGGCGCGGGCGATCTGCGTGACAGGTGGACATTCCAGCAGCGCGCCGTTGACGCCAATGGCGCCCGGCGTGGTCCATGGGAAGAAGGGTTCAGCGTCAGCGCCAAGGTGACATGGCTGATCGGGTCGGAGGCTGTGATGCAGGACCGTCTGACTGGCCGACAGCCTGTCGTTCTGACGATCCGGGAGTCCAGCATGTCCCGTCAGATCACGCCCGGCTGGCGTGCTTTCGATGCCCGGCGCGCAGGCCGTGAGGCGAACATCACGGCGGTGTCGCCGTCGAAGACGCGTGGTTTCCTCGACGTGCTGGCCGTCATCGGCGTGGCGCAGGGCTGATGAGCCGCCCTCTGACGGCGGCGGGCCGGGCGCACCTGAAGAAGAGGATGATGAAGCTGCCCGAGCAGATGCGCGTGAGGGTGGATGCGTCGCTTTCCGGTTCGGCGGATGCGCTGGTCGACGCCATCAAGGCGGCGGCGCCGGTGCGATCGGGTGACCTGCGGGATTCGATCCGCAAGGTTCCGCTGGACGACGGGCAGATCGGCTATCGGATCGTCGGCGGCGAGCGAGGCAAGGGAAAGAAGGGCTGGTATCTGCGGTTCGTCGAGTACGGGACGAAGGCGTCGCCCGGTAGCCAGGGAGCCCTGTACAAGCGCCAGAAGGGGAAGTGGCGGGGCATGCGGCGCAGGGACAAGCGCGCCCATGCCGCCACACCTGCCCAGCCGTTCTTTTGGCCGACCTATCGCCGGATGAAGGCCCGTATCCGTGCGGCGCGGACGCGAGCCCTTAAACGAGGGGCGCAGGAGGCGAAATGATCGACGAAGCCTTCGACGCCACGCAGGAACAACTGTTGCGCGCGAGCCCGGCGCTGTCCGACGATATGGGCGGCCGGGTCCGGTTGTATGGCCTGTCGGCGCCCAATGACGCGCCCTTCCCGCACATCATCCACGGCGAGAGCCAAATCCTTCCTGACGGCGATGAATGCCGCGAGGCGTACGAGATCTACTCGACCCTCTATGTCTGGACGCGGGACGACGCGAAGGGACCTGCCGCCACAATGGTGCAGGCCAAACGCATCGGCGGCCGTGTCCGCACTCTACTGGACATCGCTCTGCCCATTCCCGGCTTTCGTACGGTCGAGCACCGCGTCGAGAGCACCCGCTACATGCCTGACGCTGACGGACTGAGCGCCCTCGGCGTCATTGAGCACCGCTATTGGGTCGAAGCCTCGGCCTGATGCCCCGGCCGCCCAGCGCGGCCTTCTTCCTCACAATCGAAAAGGAGGCCGAGCCATGGCTCTGGTCAAAACCACGCGCTGGTCAGAACTGGTGCTGAAAGTCGGTGACGGCGCGACGCCGGAACAGTTCAAGCCGCTGTGCACGATCAACGCGGCGCGCGGCATCAACTTCAACGCCAATACGACCGAGGACTCGATCCCGGACTGCGACGATCTGAAGAAACTGCAATGGCTGATCCGCGAAAAGGTCAGCCTGTCTGTCGATGTGACCGGCGCAGGCAAGGTCGACAAGAAAGACGTGAAGCCTCTGGTGGACTGGCAGCAGTCGCCTGAAACCCGCAACTGCATCGTGGTGTTGGACGACTCCGATCCGGACAATGTGATCCAGTTCCTGGGCGCCTATCATCTGACGACGTTCAGCATGAATGGCGATCCGGGCACTCCGACCGTCACCGGCGACATCGCCCTGCAATCCAGCGGCGCCGTCGCGGCCACCTACGGCGCCAACGTCGGCGGCGCGTAATGGACGGGACCGCTCTTCTGATCCGGCCTTTCGGTGGCGAGGAGCGGGCCTTCCGCCTCGACATCGACCGGCTGCGGGCGTTGCAGGAGAAAAGCGACGCCGGGCCGGTCGAACTGATCCGACGCATTGAGGCGGCGGCCTGGCGTGTAGACGATCTGCGCGAGACGATCTTTCAGGGTCTTGTCGGCGGCGGGGCGACGCAGCTGGAGGCGACCGTTCTGGTGCGCGACAACTTCGACCACCAGTCGCGCGGGTACGCCCAGTTCACGCAGCTGGCCTATGACATCCTGGCGGCCGCAGTCTTCGGGCCTGAGGATGAGCCCCTGGGGGAGCCGGAGGGAGCGAAGCCGACCCGCTCCCGCGCAGTAAAATCAGGTTCGGGTCCATCATCGGCGCAGCGGCCGTCCTCGGGTGGACGGCGCGGGACGTCGGCCAAATGAGCCTGTGGGAGTTCGGTCAGGCGATGGAGGGCTATGCCGAGGCCCACGGCGGTGAAGCCAAGCCGTCGGCGCCAACGGACGACCGTCACGCGGAGCTGTTGGCGAAATACGCCTAAGCCCTACTTCTTCGGCTTGCCCGGAGAGGGAGATGGCCGCGGCGAAGGGGGGGTTTGCGACGGCCTGGGGGACGGTGCACCCTTCCCGCCACGGTCACCTACATTGCTACGCCGCTCGGGCGGCGGTTTGGCTGGAGACATGTTTTGAAAGTCCAAGATTATCTGTCCGCCTCGGATGAACAGCGATACCTTATCTTGAGTCAAGCCGACTTGCGTCTGGCGGATCAACACGGCTTTGCGCAAGCGGCCGATGCGCGGGCCGCAACGGTGACGGGCGCCGCAGCAGCATTGGCCACGGCAGCGGTAGGGGCCTTTGCGGCCGGCCTTAGCGACGGAGTTAACTGGCCGCTCGTCGGCGGCGGATTTGCTGCCACCATTGGCTTTGCGTGGGGCGCGCGACAGGCTCTGCATTCAGCCAGATGCGTCCAGTTCCACCCTCGTGGTTATCGGCCCAGCGATTTTTCAGACGATGTCCGCGCTAAAAAGGCGCACGCAGAGACCATCTCGGAAATGCTCGAGGATCTGGACGAACGTCTCGAGTTCAATCGCAAAGTCTTGATCGACCGGGGGGAGTTGATCGACAGCGCTATGAAGATGCTGTGGAAGACGCCGTTTGCGGCCTTAGCGGCAGCAGTTGCGTTCTGGCTTGGAGCGATGGCCTTTGGGTGAGTTGGCGAAATACGCCTGAGGTCGTAGCCTTCACCGATCAATGATCGGGAGAGCGGCGTGCGATGATGTTTTTTCTTTTCATACTCGGCTTGGTGTTCGTCGGGGCGATCATCGTTGTCGTAATCCAGTCGAACGCTGCGGCAGAGGAACTGAGACAAACAGAACAGTCGGTGCGCGCCGAGTTCGAGTTGGATGAACTGGTTATCTCACCAGTCGATCAGGGCTTTGTTGGGTTCAATTTCGCGCAGGCCCAAGTGGTTCTTGGGAGCGGAGGGCACAAGGCGACGTATGATTTTGCAGACATTGCAGCAGTAGAGATCATCAAAAACGGCGCATCTGTGGTTTCGACCAATCGGGGGTCTCAGTTTCTGGGCGCTGCGATTGGCGGCGTCGCCCTCGGCGGGGTTGGGCTGCTGGCTGGAGCTCTTACGGGCTCAAAGCGCACGAACGAAGGCATCCGTGAGCTAAGTGTGAAGATCACTGTGGATGATCATGTGCGGCCTTTGCATGTCCTGAAGATTTTTCAGTGTGCAGACAAAAAAGGCCTAGCTGCTGACAGTATTGTCGTCACCCACGCTGCTGAGCAAGCCGACAGGATCAATGCCCATTTCGTCAATGGGATGCGGCGGGCAGATCAGGCAAGGACGGCCCCGAGTGTAGACTATGCCGGTCAGATTGATCGGCTGTGGTCGCTTCATCAAGCGGGCGCTCTAACCGAAGAAGAGTTCCAGCGTCAGAAGGCGCTACTCGCTCAATAAGTCGTTTGTAACGAACTGGGTTAGGTAGGGGCGGCCTCTTCGGAGCCGCCCTTTTTCATGGGTGACGCATGGCCGAAGAAGAAATTTTCTCCGTCGTTCTCGACGCTCGAATGGCGGCGTTTGAGAAGCAGATGCTTCAGGCTGCGAACAAGACAGATCAGAACCTTAATCGCATCGAAAAGAAGATGGCGCACGCGAACAATCGTTTGCGGAAAGGTCTGACTTTCGGCGGACTGGACGCGCGAGGAGAGCGAGCGTTCAAGGACCTGGAACGCCGATTTGCCGGACTGCGCGGAACTGCTCTTGGCGGTCTTGCCGCCCTCGGGGTCGGTTTCGGCGGCGCGGAGTTGGTCCGCGCTCTACGTGAGGAAGAAGAAGCAGCGCGCCGCCTGGGCGCCGTTCTGAAGTCGACAGGGCATGCGGCGGGCCTATCCCAGCAGGAAATCGCACAATGGGCTGATGCACTCGAGGTCAAGACCGGCCGTTCTGCCGCAGAAATTCAGACTGTGGCGGCGCAGTTGGCGACGTTCACCAGCATCGGTAGAAATGAGTTCTTGAAAGCCATCGAGGTGGCTGACGACCTGGCAGCGACCTTTGGCGGCGATCTTCAGTCCAATCTTGACGCTGTCGCGCGCGCACTGGATGACCCAATCAAAGGCTTTGGCAATCTGCAGAAGCGCGGCTTCGCCCTTGCTGATGCTGAACTGAAGCGCGTTAAGGCCCACCTTGCCGCCGGCGAGTCCGCCAAGGCCCAAGGCATCATCCTCGAGAACCTGTCCAAGCAAGTGAGCGGCGCGGCGGAAGCGACCAATCAAGGTCTGACGAAAGCGCTTAATGATCTGAAAAAAGCGGCGGGTGACGCCTTCAAGGCTATGGCTGAGAGGGGAGGCACAGACGCTGCAACTGCGGCCATCGAAGCCGTCACCAAAGGCGTGCATTTGCTGGAAAGCAACATGGGCACGTTGGTGTCAGTTTCACAGGCCGCCGCCGCCTTCTTCGCTACGCGCTGGGTGGCCTCGATGGTCTTGGCCAAAGATGGTCTGGTAATGACCTCGATCGCTGCGGTGCGGGCGAAGGGATCGGTTGAGGCATTGAACGCCGTAATGCGGGCGAGCCCGGCGGTTATCGTAGCCGCGACGGTCGCAGCATTGTCGTTCGCCATGCTTGAACAGCATCGTCGTACGCAGGAGCTGGAGGCATCCACCAAGCGCTACAATGATCTGGTCAAAGAGCACGATCAGATGCTGGCCCAGGTGGCGAAGAACACCAAGGCCGTCGGTGACGCTTCGGCAGGCGCTGTGGGCGGGATCGACGCCATGTGCGACGCGGTTGATCGCGCCGCTGATGCCATGTGGACGCTGGCTGATGCTCAGAAAGAGGTCCTGCGCACCAACATCATGAAGCAGATCGAGGACAACCGCGAGCAAATCGCTGGTCTGTCGAAACGGTCCCTCATGGACAATGTGCAACTGGCTGGTGAAATCCTGGGCGGAAACGGCTCGGCGACGGCATATCGCGAAGCGGACCGTCGTCAGGCTATCCAACAGCTCGAGCGGCAGAACGCGGACCTGATGTCGCGGGTGATGGGGATATCGCTCGATCCGGACGGTGGTCTGCGCCGCCGGGATCAGAACACGACTGAGGTCGAATACACCCCCAAGGTCGACAAGAACGCGGCCAAACAGGCCGAACAGCGCAAGCGCCTGCTGGAAGACCTGAAGGCGCAGACCGCGCTGGAGGTGGCACAGCTGGATGAGCAGGTCGCCAAAGTCCGCGAGCTGGAGCGCCAAGCCGAGATCACGGCGCGCATCCGTCAGCTGGAAGACGCCGGGTTCAAGGCCGCGCAGGCGAGGGCCATTTCGGGCGAGGTCCAGACCAAGCTGGACGAAGCCCGCGCGCGCGCCATGGAGCGCGAAGAGGGTCTGCTGAAGCGCGGCTGGGACCTGGACATCGCCCGCCTGGACGAGAACTGGGCGACGGTCCGCGCGATTGAGGAAGAGGTCGAGAAGCGCGAACTTGTGGCAGCGCTGGCCAAGGTGACGGCGGATGAAACAAGCGCCATCGCCAAGGCCGAAAGCATGCTGGCCGCCATCCAGTCGGCCCGCGTGGACGCCGCCAAGCGCGGCCTCGATCTGGCCCGCGAAGAGCACCGCCTCGCCGTCGCCCAGCTAAGCGGCAATCGGGAACTGACCAAGCAGTTGCAGGACCAGGCTGCGATCCGCGAACGGACCAAGGCCTATCAGGCCGAGGGCTACGGACTGAAGCCTGCCGATGCGGAGCGGCGTGCGACCGAGGAAGTCACGCGCGAGCGGGCTGCAGCGACCTATGGCGAGCATCGTGAACTGTTCGCCACGGCGTTCAGCGACGGCATCCGCGCGGCGATGACAGGCGACCTTCAGGGCTTCCTGTCCAATCAGTTCGGCAACTTCGCCGATACGATGATGCAGAAGGCGGGGGAGCAGATCTTCGACGCCATGTTCGGCGGCGTGGATGCGGTGGCTGAGGGCGTTTCCCAAGGCGCGGCGATAGCCGCCACGGTCACGCCTGCCATTACGGGCGCCGGCGCGGCTGCTGGCGCCACTATGGCGGCGTCGATTACTGCAGCCGGTGCAGCCGCCGGAGCTTCGATGGCGGCGGCGATCGCTGGCGCCAACATGACCAAGTTCCCGCTGTTCGACCAGGGCGGGTACACGGGGCCCGGCGGCGTCAAACAGGCGGCCGGCATCGTCCACAAAGGCGAGGTCGTCTTCAGCCAGAAGGATGTTGCGCGCCACGGCGGCCCGGCAGCTGTCGAGGCCCTGCGGCGCGGGATGCCCGGCTATGCGCAAGGCGGCGTGGTCGGGCGGACGGTGATCCCTGGCGTCAATGCGGCCGTCAACCGGATCAGCGGCGCCAGTCAGGCCCAGCAGCAGCCGATCATCATCAAGATGGCTGTCGAAGAAGGCGCCCTTTTCCAGCCTACCATCGAGGCGGTTTCCGGCCGCGTCAGTGTGCAGACGACAGCCATGGGCGTCGCCACGGTTCAGGACCAACAGCGCACCGCCAATATGCGCCGCAGACAGAGCCTTGTCGGATGATCGAACTTCCTGCCTGCCCTCCGATCAAGGAGGCGGTCCCGCGCTACGTCAGCTTCGGGGTCGATCAGGACCCGATCCTGGGCGGTCCGCAGTCGAAGGTGCTGCGCATGGGGGACCGCTGGGCCATCGACGTGGAGACCTATCCGGCCGAGTACGCCGAGCATGGGATGAAGTACCTGTCGCGGCTCGTGCGCGGCCTGAAGGAGACTGTTCGGCTGGCTTTTCCAGAGCCGGGGGTGAAGCCCCGGTCCTATGGGGCGCCGGTCGTCGCCTCGGCTGGTTCGGCGGGAACGTCGCTGCCTGTCAGCGGCCTGATCCCCGGCGACGTGATCCGTGAGGGCAAGTTCTTCAGCCTCGTCATCGGAGGGCAGTCCTACCTCTATCAGGTCGCGGTCGCGGATGTGGTTGTCGGCGCGGGCACCACGGCGACCCTGCAAATCGAGCCGATGCTGCGGCGCCAGCCCCCGGCCGGGACCGCCCTGGATTTCGAGCCCAAGATCGAGGGCTTCGTGCAGGGCAACGAACAGGCCTGGAACACAAGCCGGTCGAAGTACCTGCCGTTCCGCTTCACCATCAAGGAGCGCGCCTGATGTCCATGTCTCCGGCCATGCTGGCCGCGCTCCAGGCCCGCAATCCCCTGCTGGTCCACCTGCTGAAAATCGAACTGCCCAGCAAGACGATCCGCCTGGTGGATGGCTCGGGCTTCGTGCTGTGGGGCGGGGAGTCGTACACGGCCGAGGATGCCGACTTCGGCAAGATTGCGGGCTTCGGCGAGTTCACCGAGGCCGAGGGCACCGAAGCGCCCCGCCAGACGGTGCAACTGCTGCCGACCGGCAACGCGGCCGTCGCCGCCCTGACCGCGCCCAGCGCCCAGGGCTCGCCTGTCACCATCTACGCTGCCGCCATCGACCGGCAGACCGGCCAGGTCATCGGCGAGCCTGACGTGCGCTTCGTCGGTGAGCTGGACGACGCTGGGTTCAACCACGCCCAGAACTCGTCCCTGCTGGAACTGGAACTGGCGACGATCTGGGAGCGGCTGTTCGACGACAACGAAGGCCATCGCTGGAACGACGCCTTCTGGACCTACCTCTACGGCTCCAACGCCCGCGCGTTCCAGCACGTCACCAACGCCGGCAAGAAGCTGTTCTGGGGCTACAACGGCCCTTCGTCCGGTTCGGGCGGGTCATACGGGGGCGGCAACGGTTCCATCGGCGGCGGGCCGGGCTCTGGGTTTGAACAGGCGGTTAAATGACAGAGCTTGAAATGCGGGTGGCGGCCACGGAAGCCACATTCGCCCGGTTCCACGGACAGCCGCTGGTTCTGGGGACGACGGACTGCGCCCGTATGGCGGCGTTTCACCTCAAGCAGCTAGGGTTCAAGCCCTCCCTGCTGAAGGGCGGCGCCTATAGCACGCCGGTCGGGGCGCGCCGCGCCTTGAAGCGCCTCGGCGTCTCGTCGCTCTCTGAGATCATGGATCAGCACTTCCCGCGCTGGGATGCGCCCGCCCAGGCTCGCGTCGGAGACATCTGCTGCGTCGTCGGTGACGGCGACATGGGCGACGCCATGCAGGTGGTGCTGCACCGGAACACCGTCCTCGGCTTCCTCGACGGGGTGTGCGGCGAAATCATCAATCATCAGTACGTCGCAGCCTGGAGGGTTGTGTAATGCCTCAGGCTATCCCTGTCGTCGCATCATGGGCGGCAGCCGCGTGGTCGTCGGCCGTCACGGCTACGGCGGTCGGCCTGACCAAGATCGGCGTCATGGCCGCCATCGGCGAGGGCGCGACGATTGCGCTGGCCGGCAAGATTGTCGCGGCGGGCGCGGCTCTCGGCCTGTCCGCAGCGGCCGCCGCCCTGATGCGCCCCAGCACGCCCTCCAGCGGCACCACCCTAGACTTCAAGCCTGACCCCAAGGCCCCGGTCCGGGGCGCCATGGGCTATACCGCGCTGGGCGGCAACAAGGTCTTCCAGGCGGCCTGGGGCTACAAGAACGTCGCGCTTTCGCTGGGCGTCGCCCTATCGTTGGGACCGATCGATCAGGTTCCGCGCTTCGAGGCGGACGGCGCGACCGTCAGCTTCAGCGGGCCTCAGAATGAGGCGACCGGCTTCTACGCCGCCGACATGTGGCAGCGGACCACGCTGGGCCTGCCCGGCGATGCGGCGCTGCTGCCGCCGACCGGCCTGAAGTACGGTAATCCCGGCCTGACCGGCTGGGGCACGCAGCACGCCGCGCCGCAGACCGCTTTCTCCTTCTGGACGATGGTGCTGGCGAAGAACCCGGAGGACCGGGATGTCTTCACCAACGGCGTGCCCGATCCGCGCTGGGTCGGCCGCTGGATGAAGGTCTGGCAGCCGCGCTACGACAGCACCTATCCGGGCGGCAGCGGCCCCCAGCGCCGTGACGACTGGCGCACCTGGGGCTGGTCGGAGAACCCCTATGACCACGCCCTCGCGTGGGTGCGGGGTCACTACAAGCTCAACCTGGACGGCTCCATCGACCGCACGAAGCGGATCGCAGGCATCGGAGCGCCGGACAGCGCCATCGACATCCCGGCCTTCGTGGAAGGCGCCAACATCGCCGATGCGAACGGCTGGACGATCTCGGGCGAGTGGTCGACGGGCGACGGCAAGTTCCAGACCCTGCTGGCCATGCTCCAGGCGGGCGGCGGCGAGCCGATCAGCCGTGGCGCGCAGATCAGCGTCCTGGTCAACGCCCCGCGCGTCGCAACCTACACCTACACCCGCGACGACCTGATCGGGCAGGCCGAGATCCGGCCGCTGACGCCGCGCCGCGATCGCAAGAACACGATCATCCCGCGCTACAAGTCGGAGGCGAACGGCTGGCAGTACGTCCCGGCCGGCGAGGTCACGTCTTCCGTCTACCGCGACGAGGACCGGGGCGAGCCGCGCTCGCTGGAGATCGAGTACACCCACGTTCGCAACGCCAAGCAGGCGGGCCAACTGGCCGCCTATGACCTGGCCAACCTGCGCGAGGGCCTGACGGCGACCCTGCCGTCCAAGGTCCACCTTATGCACGTCCATCCGGGCGCCTGCATCACTGTGGACGTGCCGGAGCTGGCGCTGGCCGGACAGAAGTTCATCGTCCGCCGCGCCACGACGAACCATCAGGCGGCGAGCGTGACGCTGGAGCTGCGCTCGGAGAGTGACGGCAAGCACGCATGGGCGCTGGGCCAGGCTGCGCAACCGGCGCCGTCGCCCAGCCTGTCGGCTGTCGATCCCAAGTACGTGCCGCCGCCCGCTTCGGAAGACTGGACCGTCCTGCCGAAGCCGCCCGGCGACGGCGGCGTGTCGCAGCCGATTTTCGTCATTGAGGCGCCGGTCGAGACGACGGACATCGTGGCCGTCATCATCAAGCACGGCCCCAGCGCCTCGGGTCCCTGGACCGATGGCTATGAGGGCTCGCCGCGCGCTGATGGCCGGTATGAGGTCGCAGGGCTGACGCCAGGGCAGACCTATTGCGTCTCGCTCCAGTACGTCGCGAAAAACGGCGCCAAGAGCGATCCGGACATCAAATGCGGGATCGTGGCCGGCGACCTGATCGCGGGCGGGCTGGCGCCGGATGCGGCCGAAGAGCTTCTGGAAGAGGCCAGAACTGCTGTTCAGGAGCAGATCGAGGCGGCGACGGAGACCCTGCGTCAGGGCCAGCTCCAGCTTGAACAGGCGCAGGCGGCGCTGGACGCGCTGGTGACGCAGTCGAACGCCGCATTTGACGGCCGTCTGGCGGCGCTGGATAGCGGACTGGACGGCGTCCAGCAGGGGCAGGCCAGCCTGCAGACCTTGATCGACGGCAAGGCGAGCCAGGAAGACCTGAACTTCGTCATCAACCGGCAAGGCAGCCAGGAAGCCATCATCGGGACGTTGACGGCGACGATCAACGACCTGCCCAACCAGTATGTCTCTGCCACGTCGTACAACACGTTGTCGGCGGAAGTCGCCGGTGCGAGAGGAGGCTACGCCAACCTGTCCGGCCGCTTCTCAGCGCAGCAACAGGCGCTGGTCGATGGCCTTGCGGGCAAGGTGGCCGTGTCCGACTTCTCTTCGCTCAATAGCCGGGTGACCTCGGCTGAGGGAACCATCGCCGGACATGCCGGGCGCCTGACGTCCGTCGAGGCGGAAGTATCCGGACGAGTGAAGACCTCGGACTTCAACAACCTTAGCGGCACAGTATCGACCTTGTCGGGTACGGTCGGCGGGCACAACAGCCGCCTGTCTCAGGTTGAGGCCGACGTGCAAGGCAAAGCCTCGGCGCAGACGGTTAGCGATCTTGCAGCATATGCCTCGACGCGGGGGCGCACGTTCTTTCAGGCCACGGCGCCAACATCAACGCAGAACAGCCCGCTGCACGCTGGCGATCTGTGGGTCCACACCGGTGATCAGCGCAAGCTCTACGCCTGGAACGGCACGGCCTGGGTCTTCGCCGATGATCAGAGCGTGAGAGGCGATATTTCGGCGCTGGTCACGCGCACCGATAGGGTCGAGGCCGATGTTGCAGGTAGGGCGTCAGTGAAGTCGGTCGAACAGCTTGAACTCTCTGTGGGCGGCTTTGACAGCCGGATCACGAACGCCCAGACCCTAGCACAACAGGCAGACGGTCGAGTTTCGGCTCTTGTCACCCACGCGACTGACGTTAATGGCGTCATCACCGGCACCTACAGCTACAACAACGGGGTTTCCTCCAGCTATCGTATTCGGACCGATGTGTTTGCGCTCGAACCCTCGGCCAGCAGCGGCGCCCGCCTGCGCTTCGCCAACGGCAAGATCAGCATCTTCAACAGCGCCAATATCGAAGTCGTCCAACTTGGCCTTGGGGTGACTGGCTGATGGCGGACGGACTGGTCATTCGGCACCCCCAGACGGGTGCGGTCATATTCAACACGACGACGGTGAATGCGCACTCTCGGGCGCTGATCACTACCTCGGGAACAGCCGGGAGCGCCAACGTCGCTTCGATGCTGCGCGGGACGCCGTTCATCATTCAGGCGCTCCCGGCCGACGACCGGAGCTACACCTACGTTTCCAACTTCACCATCTCCGGGCCAACGATCAGTTGGGACGCGTCCGGTCGCAATATGCGCCTGCTGGTGGGGTCGTTCGCGGGCTCGCCGCCGAGCGGCGTTGAAGCGGCGGACGCAGGCCTTGTGGTGCGTAACCCTGCGAACCAAGCGATTCAGGTCTCGACTAAGGACTTGTCGCTGCAACTAGCGTCCTATGGGGCGGTGACGCTGACGTATGATCCCAACCGCCCTGCGTCGCCGCAGCCTATGGTACATGGTCAGGTCACCGTCAGCGGCTCAAACCCGGTCCTAGCTTTCAGGGTGCAGGATGGTGCGGCGCCGGTGAGCGTGGTCGGAGTCAAGCAGGCGGGCGGGCAGTTCACCTTCTACTTCAGGGCTACCTCGTTCAGCCGGGTGGGTCTGGTTTACTGGGTCTTCGACACGACCTCGTCGGCGCTCCTTTTGAACACCGACGCAGCCTTGGTGACGCTGGATTCCGTTGGGCTGAAGACGTTCGACTCTCGCGCCTACGCGATGAAGGTCGTTTCCACCCATGCGACGACGGGCGGCACCAATGTTGTCGCCCAACCGGCCGGAAGGTCTTACGCCGCTATTCAGTCCACGCCATGCTTCCGCGCCACCATGGCGGACCTTGGCGGATATAGCCCAAATAAAAATCCGCCGATGCAGTTTGAAGTCGGCGAGCCCCAATGGCCACGCCCCCTCGGCACGAGGTGGGCTTACATGGCGCTGTCCGGCCAGCAGTCCAGCGTCAAGTTCAACGGGGCGACCATCGAAGTCGGAATGACGTTTTTCGAGCAATTTGAAGGCTGGTATCCGGTCGATCAGCTTCCGAGCGACGATCTATGGGGGACTGCCAGGCACACCATCGTTGATGTGACCGGCCTGCCATCAGCTTCTATGCCGACTTCGGAAACGGTGGCTGTTGCGGTCACGGCGGGCGTTCGGGAGGTGACCGTGTCCAGCGCCACGCCGGTCGGAACGGTGACGCCCGCCGTGACGGCCTCCGCGTCCGGCGGCTTGGCTCCCTATAGCTATCTATGGATGTACTATGACGGGTCCACAGGGGTCGGCTCCTACGGACCAGAAAACACGGCGTCGTTCCAGACCCAGACAGCCAACCAAGACCCTGGCACGACGGCCACTGCGCGGTGGATCTGCCGGGTCACGGATGCAGGAGGGCGGGTCGGTTGGTCGCAGCCTGTGACGTTCATCCACAATGTCAACCGGATCAGCATCACACCTGAACCGTTCAGCTTTGGGGACGCAACGTCGACTACAGACGACCCTTCGGGCTTCGTTGGCGTTGAATCGCGCAAGATCACCGGCATCACACAGACGATCATCTTGCGCGTCGAGCGGTTCACCTACGTAGGCGATCTCTCGACCTTCACCCTGCTGGTCTACAAGGGGCCGAGCGCGACGGGGCCTTGGACTTCTGTCGGCAATCTGGATGCGACAGGCACCGCCACTCGCTACATCGACTTCCCGATCAGCGACGGCGAGTGGTTCTACTACTACGCCTACGGCGACACCGCGTCTGGCCGCCGCACCGGCCGGTTCGATGTTCAGATATGGAACGAGACTGCGGGCCACGTCGGCCTGACGATTGGCCGCTTGACCCTGACGGTGGACGCGAACAATGACTACAATGTCGCGGACTACACCCCTGACCCCATTAACTTCGGCAACGCCAGCGAGGTTACGAACGACCCGTCGGGCTTCGTCGGCGTGGGGTCACGGCAGATCACCGGCATCAACCGCACCGTAACGCTGCGCGTCGAGCGGTTCAACTATTCCGGCAACCTGTCGTCGGCAAACACCTACGTTTATAGAGGGCCGGGGCCGAATGGGCCTTGGACCAAGGTGGCCGATATAGACTCTCGGGGATCGGCCACGCGGTATGTCGATTTCACCGTGAACAACGGCGACTGGGTCTACTATTACGCCTATGGAGACACCTCGTCCGGGCGGCGCTCGGGCCAGTGGTATATCACTTTCTGGAACGAGAGCGCGGGCCACGTCAGCCTAACGAGCGGACGACTTAGCCTGACGGTTGATAACGACGACAACTACAATGTTGCCGACTATTCCCTGAACTACATGGACTTTGGAAACATCTGGTTCGATACCACCGACAATGGTTACTACACCTACAACAACTATCAGTCGGTATCGGGCATCAATCAGCCGGTGACGATAGCCGTTCAGATGGCCAACTTTTCGGTTTCAGGCCCCATCCGCGACAGCATTATGGCCTGCCAGGCCCAGGGGCGTGGCGATATCATGTTGACGAATCTTTACAACGGCACAAACTACATGACCGTTTATAACGGCGACAGCATCCGCTTCGCCGTGGTCCTGAATACGACGGGCGGCCGACGCAGTTTCGGCTTTGACGTCTACCTCTATAACCAGAACACTGGCGAGTTCATTGACCACTTTCACGTGTCTGGTTTCTTCGGCGCATAGCAAAGGAGCGCAAAATGTCGACTACCCAAAACAGCCCCGAGGGCGGTACGCCCTATCCCGACGCACAGCAGCTGCTGGACGCCCGGAACGCCCAGGTGCAGGCCATCATCGACAAGCTGATGATCATAAGCGCCGAGGTCGTGGCCATGAAGACTTCGGATCTGGATGGGTTCGCGCTCTGGCACGGCGGCCTGCCCGATCGTCTCGCGAACAGCGGGGCGCAGGCCCGATTCCTGGCCGGGCAACTGGCCGAGACTTTCGGACTGCCGCAGCCGCCCCAGGCGGAACCGGCCGAACCAGGAGCCTGACGAACCCGGTTCGTCTCTTCTCCAAACCCATCGCGTAGGAGCCCGCATGTCCGCAGGCGACGAGATCATCACTCCGGTCACCAAGCCGGAGGCCGTCAGCATGGCCGAAATTCATGCCATGCGCGGTCTGACCGACGCGGTGTCGGCCCTTGGCCGTCAGGTCGAGCGGATGAACGCCAAGGTCGATGACGTGCGCGAGCGGGTCATCAAGCTGGAGGCGCGCGAGTATGAGCGCCAGATCGAGGCCCTGAACGACCGCCTGTCGGCCGCCTTCAAGCGCATCGACGATCTGGAGGGGACGCGGGATCAGCAGAAGGGCGCCAAGGCCCTGGTCGATTGGCTGCGTCAGACCGCGCCGTGGCTGCTGGCCGGCATCGCCGCCTTCGTCGCGGGCATCAGCATCAAGAACGGAGCCGGAGCATGAGCCGCAAACCGCCCCGCTGGTGGCCGCAGGTGATCAACCTGCCGCGCACCACGACCGTTCTCGCCCTCGGCTTCCTCGGTGGAAACCTGCTGTTCCTGCCGGTGATCGCCTGGCTGGGCGACATGGTGGCCGAGCGTTATGCCGACGCCGTCATGCTGGTGGCGTCGATGTTCAAGGACGGGATGCTGCTGATCCTGGGCTTCTACTTCGGGCGGAACCAGGCGTCTGATACGGGCTAGAGCAGGCACCGATCCCGCTGGCTGGCCTCTTCGCACCTGCGCCTGAGCTGAGCCCATGTCGCTTTGCCCTCGATCCCGAAAACGTCTGACTGTGTGTAGCCTTCCCGCAAAAGAGCCCTGCGCACTTCGCTGGGAATGCGGAAGTTGCCGCTGTCGGCCAACTCCAAAGCGCGCTCGATCACTGACGTTTGCGTCATTCCAGACCTCCCCTGTCAGGCGAGTCTTAACGCAGATGTCTCGGCTAAGGTTGCGGCACCGGACCGGGCGGGTTCAACCCACCGCGATCCAGAAGAGCACGCCGAAGATCGCCAGACACAGGGCGATCAGCACATACTCCATCACCCAGCCGACGCGCCGGCGACGCTTCCTCTGCATGTCCTGCCCTCCAGTAACGCCGGTACCATCTGCAGAAATGACCAGGCTGTCCAGCCAGTGAGCGTAGGGAGGCCGCCGCATCATGCAGCGGGCGCGTACCGATAAAGTTCAGGCAGTTCGCCGTCGGTGCACAGTGAGCGCTCACGCCGCTCTTTTCCAACTGGGATCGGCACGAACAGCCGTCAACTCGATGTCAACTCCGTAATCGCGGAGGATCTGGGCCGCGAGTTCGGTACAGCCGAGCACAGGCAAAGTCTCTCCAAAGTGCTGCATCCAAGCGTCAGCAACGATCTGCTCTTTCACCGATAGCATACCTACTCCTACGCGCTGTCGCCCAGCCCATAAGCAGCGCTGAAACGGCGCTTTCTGTTCCTCACAATCTGAACTGGAGACACCATGCTCGACGCACGTCGATTGCAAGGGCGCCTCGGCGTGCCCGTTGACGGCATTATCGGCGCGGGAACCCTGACGGCGCTGTTCGCGCGGATGGGAGCGCAGAAGCCGATCGCGGAGGAGCTGGGCCTCGCGGCCAACGTCCACTTCCGCACTTACGGCATTCTCGATAGCGGCCTGAGGCTGGCGCACTTCATGGGCCAGTGCAGCCACGAGAGCGGCGGCTTCCGATACATGGAGGAGATCGCCAGCGGGGCCGCCTATGAGGGCCGCGCGGATCTCGGCAACACTCAGCCGGGCGACGGGCGTCGGTTCAAAGGCCGCGGCCCGATCCAGCTAACGGGCCGAGGCAATTATCGTCGCGTCGGCCGGCAGATCGGGATCGATCTTGAGCGCCACCCGGACATCGTCTCGCATCCGTCGATCGGACTGCTGGTCGGCTGCGTCTACTGGAGCGACCGAAAGCTGAACGCCAAGGCTGATGCTGACGACCTGCTGGGCCTGACCAAGGCGATAAATGGCGGGACGAACGGGCTGGAGGATCGCCGCCGTCGGACCGCGCAGGCCAAGGAGCTGATCCTGTGATCCGCCTCCGCGACATCACCTCGAGCGGCTGGCTCGCCTTCGCCTGTCTCGCCCTCGCCCTGATCCTGCTGACCATGTGCTCCGTCGATGGCCGCCAGAAGGCCGCTGACCGGCTTCGTCAGGCCGATGTGGGCAAGACCCTAGCCGAGGGCCGCACGGCCGCTGCGCGCGACGCCAGCGCCATCCGTGACCGCGCCGACGCCCGAGACCAACAGATCGACCAGTCCACACAGGAGACGACCGATGCAATCCGCAATGCGCCTGACGATGCTGCTGCTGGCGACCACGGCCTTAGGAGCCTGTGCCGGCTCTACCCGGATCGTGACCCCCGCTGTCGGATGCAGCAACCTTCTCCCGGCCGGGTGGGCTGATCCTGTTCCGTCCGCCGCCTTTCCGCAGGACGCCGCCTCAGTCCGCGACTGGCAGGTGTTCGGGGTCGAGCAGTCGGGCCAACTGGCCAAGGCCACCGGCCGGACGGCGGACGTGATCGGGATCGTGCGGGCGTGTGAGGCGAGGGACGCTGAGGCCGTAGAGCGAATAGGGCGACCGTGGTGGGCTCGCTTGAGGCCGGGCTAGGCCACCTCATCCGACGCAGCGTCTAGGAAGTCGTCATTATCGGCTGGTGTGAGCGCATCCCGCACAGTCGCTATAGGCATGTACATCGCCAAGCGCTTGGATGAGACCCGCTTGAATCCCCAGTCCTCATAATAAGAAATGAGGCCCTCGCACGCAGCTTCCAGATACAAACAACACGCGCCGATGTGATCAGCGGCGGCGGCGACGGTCTCGAAGACATCTTTCATCAAGGCCGGGCCAACCCCGGATCCGTGATGGTTTTTACAAGCGGCAACCATCGTGAGGTGAATGACAGGCAGCTTCTTGTCGTCGCGCCCCCTCCCCAGAAGGTAGCCGAATATGTCGCCCTTTACGCTATCTGCCATCAGCGCATGATAGCCCAACACCCGAGACTCGCCTTCGTGTACAGCTACTCGGACGCGGACGAAGTTCTCGGAGTGATCGCGGAGGGCGTCAGTTTGGCAGAAACTATCAAGAACGTCATTCCGGCCGCAGGTGAACCCACCACGGTCGTGAACTTCTTCCAGCGCCTCTATCACATACGACAAGGCGCTACGCGGGTGTGCGCTCTTTGACTGTGAGCTTCGCCGCGGCAACACGGGCCTTCAGGGCAGCGCTTGCACGCGGCGGGTTCTTACAGTCGCGCGCGATCTTTTCCAGTTCGCGAGTGCTGAGGCGTGCAAGCGGCTTGAAGATGCCCGCGCGAGGCTTGAACGAAATGGCCAT